ATGGCGAAAAAGCAGGTGCGCAACGGCGCATATTACGAGGAACGCCTGAAACGCGAATTTCCGGCTATCTATAGCGATTTCAAGGCAGGCAAATATCGCACGGTGACTGAGGCCTCGGTCGCCGCAGGCATCAAGCAGACAAGGACACGGCTTCACGAATTGAAGAATGCGTGGACCAAGGCCAGCGGCGTCGAAAAACGCGAATTCCTGAACTGGTTGATCGCTGAAGGCGCGCTGGTGGCGCGCGCCGCGCCCACGAAGAAAGTGCCCGGCAGTCGCACCCTGGCAACCAGCGACCGACACCTCACCGCAGAGGCTATCAAGCGGATCAAAGAAATCATGGCGAAACGTCACCTCAAAATGGGCGACGTGATGTTCGAGATGGGCTTTTCAAAGCTCAACGCCTCCTTGGGCATGGCTCTTCAGCGCAACACGCAGCTGCAACCCGACTTGTTGGCCAAGCTCGAAAAGTGGCTGGTGGCAAACAGCTCCGTCTGAAGCCTGCCGGTTCACTCATAGTCGCCCCGGGCCACTGACTGTTTCAAAGCGTTCAGTTCGGAACTGTAGAGACGTTTCAACTGCTCGATCCGCTCGCCATCTTCAGGGTAGCAGACGGAACCGGTGTAGTGGGCTGACTTCTCATATTCGTCGTCAATCAATGCCAGGACCGCTTCCATGTCGATGTTGGGCACGGAGATAAGCGCTTCGGCGATATGCACGCCGTTCAGCGGGTCAACGAAGACCCCGCAATTTTCTGAGAGCACTCTGAGATCGCCGGCAAAACCAGCCATCCTCTTCACGTCACTGTTGAGTTGATCATTGGCGATGGCAGGCGTTGCAAGGCAAAGGCTGAAGACGATCGAATATAGCGATTTCATGCGGTGAGTTCCGTTGCGTAAGAGCGCACAAAAGGGAACCGTTTTGCGATCAAGGTCGCGCTTCAATCGCCGCCTCGCTAACCTGTTGAATTCCTTCAATCGGCTTTCTCGGCTCACAGATAATCCACAAGCGCACAAAAAGGTTCCTATAAATCAATCCCTTACCGGGTAAAATCGACGCCGCACAACTAGTTTTCCGCAGAAGGTCTTGAGGGTGGCGATGAGCGATTTCGGATATGCGCGGGTCAGCACGACAGAGCAGAATCTCGATCTGCAGCGGACGGCCCTGGCAACGGCCGGATGCCGAACGGTATTCACCGACCAGGGTGTCTCTGGTGCTGATTTCGCTCGCCCGGGACTGACCAAGTTGCTGAAGAGGCTGCGACCCGGCGACCGGCTGACCGTGTGGCGGCTGGATCGCCTCGGGCGCTCGCTGTTCGAATTAATCCGGCTTGTGCGAGACCTGGATGAGCGCGGCGTCGAATTCCGGTCCCTGAGCGAGAGCATCGACACCAGCACGTCCGGCGGACGACTGCTCTTCCACCTGCTTGCGTCCATGGCTGAGTTCGAGCGGTCACTGGTGAGCGAGCGCACGAAGGCAGGGATGGACGCCGCCCGCGCCAGAGGCAGCCGCATCGGCAGAAGGCCCGCGCTGAGCGCCGATCAGCTGAGAGAGGCCCGAGCAGCAGTTGCGGCCAACCGAACCATCGCCGAGGTGGCGGGTGAATACCAGGTCCATCCGCGCACGCTCTCTCGATTGCTGAGACAAGAAACTTCGACCGCCCACAAAAAGTAAACTTCAACTTACCTTGATTCTCTGCTATAACAGATATGCAAACCCCGGCGCTGTTTAGACGCCGGGGAATGCAAAATCGCCGTGGGAAGACGATGGACTAGTTATAGGTTTATTTTCCTATCCTGTCAATCTTTTCGCGGCCCCTCTCGGAACGTTGTTAGGTCCAAGAGCAGCATACTGGCAATAAGCGAAAGGGTGACACCGGGACTCAGACCGGCACCATCAGTCAGCCAGAGACGATCGGAAGATCGGGCCAACAGCTCCCCGGCTAGCCGCTGGACGCTCTGGCCAGGTTATCGCCGCACGGACCACCGTGAAAATGGATGCCGTAAAAGACGGACGCAATGTGTCACCCACAACGTCCGGCCACGTTCTGATTGAAGGAAAGTCGAGCGTGGCGATTGATCTTCGGATCATAACCGCTTTGCCCGCAAGGGCAGGATATCGGAGTGCTGCTAGGTAAATGGAAGCCACCTAGCGGGCCTAACTAGCCGGAACTCTTCACCACCTGTTATACGCAGAAATCCCCGCCGCGAACGCAGCTCCCAACCGTTATTTCGTTGGTTCTTGTATGCTGCTGTCGTGGTGGGGGAAAAGTCCTATTTCCACAGTTTGATTTTGCTTTTTATAGGATTTGACTTTAGTATCAATAGATACAGAGAGAACATGGACGGCTCGCGGAGCGAGACGGTAAGGCCCGAAGGGCCGCGCAGGGAGCCGAAGGCGAGTGCATCTGTATTTGAACGAAATTGATGACGCTGTCGATTGTGATTAGTGCTCCCATAACCACCGCGGAACTCCCGATACATTTTCGGTGGTCGCTCAAGGTTGCCTGTCTGTGCACGCGTTTTAGGGCCTGCGAAACAAGCCAGATAGCACCTGTATCAAGCTCTCAGAACGGTAGGCTCGGCGTAAAACCCCTTCCCCACCACACCTCGTGAGTATCTCTCAGAGACCCGCCAGAAAACTTTTGGTCATAGCCCCGCCTTCTAGGCCGGATGATTATATTCCGGCTCTCTCTCAGCCGGGACGCGTCTACGTGGCTCGCATGAGGTTGCACGCTGGTAAGCACCACGAAAAGCTTCGTGTGTTTGTCCTGCAGCAGCAGCGTCTCCAGCCAACGAGCGCCTGTGCCGATTTCCTGATATAGGAGGATTGAAGCTGCGTCTCTTGCCGGGAATGAAACCATCCCCATCAGCACGCTTGAAAATCTCTAGGACTTCGATATTCGCCGGAGTGTCGCTAACGATAGATCAATCTATTCCATTGAGGAGGGTTCTCGGCACCGAGCAAGAGACAACAGAAGGTCGGCGCGCCAGAACCGAAGCGTCGGCGTTCTCTGGAGCTATTCGCAACGCACCGCTTACGAAGCTCCGCAGCATCCTCCGGCTTGCAGAATACAAAGGCGATGGTTTGCTGATTGACCACAGCAATGCTTTCCAAATCTCGACGTGAAAACATTTCCGCCTTTGGCGCAAAAGGACTTGAGGCGTCACCCTTTGCGCTAACATAGATCAATCTACGGAATAAAACCGAGTTCCACCAACATGAAGCTCATCGTCCGGGAAGTTCGCGACGCACCCAGGTCAACACAACCCAAAAATGCAGGCGAAGCTTTACATCGAGAGCAAAAAAACGCGTTTTCGGCTGAATATGTAAAGATAATGGAAAGCTTGTGTTAAGGTATTCTACCTTAGGTATGCTATTTAGTGGCATGCACGTTTACATGAGCCCGTCCGAACACAACTATTGGGCGCTGTTTCTGGCCGAACCTTGACACAGGAGCGCTTATTCGGCCGCGCATGTAAAGCTTGCTCTCTCTTCGCCGTCACCCGAGACGGCTGACCAAGTCGTCGGCGCTCAGATGGGTGTAGCGCTTGAGCATGCGAAGCTCTTTGTGACCGGAAATGCTCGATACCTCGATCATGTTCAATCCACGCTCGAACAACCGGCTGACGCCCTCGTGGCGGAGATCATGGAACCGCAGCCCGTCGATACCTGTGCGCTTCAGAAGCCGACGCCAAGCTTGTTCCAGTGCGCCGGGCGTCGTGGGAAACACGGCAGACTGATCTACGGGACATTCCGCCTTCCAGGTCGTGAGCGCGTCGAAGGCGCGTTGCGACAGAGACACCTCGCGTCCGGAGCCGTTCTTGGTCATGTGCAGCGTGATCACCCGGCGATTATGCGAAATGTCGTCCCACTGAAGCCCCAGCAGTTCGCCACGGCGCATCCCGGTCTCGATGGCGACAATGATCAGCGTCTTGAAGAATGGGATCTGACCGGCATCGCAGCCAGCCAGCAGTCGCTGCTCTTCATCCCGCTTCAGCCGTCGGCTGCGTTCGTTGCGGATCACTGGACGACGCACCAGCTTCACCACGTTGCGGCTCAGCGGGTAGCCCCAGTCGCGGATGGCGACCTCAATAACATGGCTGACGATCGCCAGCTCCCGCACGACAGTGGATGGCGCGACGCTCGCAAGCCGCTCATCACGGAACGAGGCGATATCCTGCTGCGACAGCCCTATGAGCGTCCGGTAGGCGAGGTCATGGCGGCGCAGCACATCGATGCGCTGGATTTCTTGCACGGCACCGCGCTTGGTTGGCGACACTTCACGCTGATAGCGCTCAAGCAGATTGCCGAGCGTTGTCACTTCAAGAAGGCGCGTATCCGGTGCAGCACCGAACCTGTCGACCTGCGCCTCCAGATCACGCGCCCACTTCTCGGCCTCTGCCTTGCTGTCGAAAGACTTGCAGCGTGGCTTCAAACCGCGACGGCGCACCTGTGCCTGCCAGCGTCCTCTGAGCTTGCGTATTGTCGCCATCGTGATCTCCTGGCTATTCATTTGAGATAACGCGTAGGATGCCGGTGGTGGGGAGCCAAGGATTATCCCGGCACAAGACGAGGCGGTCACAGGGAGCACGACAAAGCGCAGTCTCGGTGGGCTCTGTTTTGCCGATGCCCGAAAACATGTAAGGCGGTGGCCTTAAACATTGCTCTTGCATGACATCTTACCGATGCAGTTTTCGCTTGCGCTTACCAATCCTCATACACTACGAATCGTTTTAAAATTCCGTTCATGTTTCAGTTGGGGAGGCTTCTATCGTGAACAAAGACAAGGCCTTACCGACAGAATCTGTTCGTTGGACACACAGCGCCAATCGTCAGCATTGGCTGAAGCTTGCTCTTCAAGCCGGGAGAATGGTGGCCTGGGAACAGGACCTCAGAACAGGTTACGTCACGCGCTCGGAAAATTCCGAAGATTTCATCGGCGTGGGGTCCGGCCCGCTGGCCGAAGTGTTGCTGAGAATACATCCGGACGACCGGCATATTCGCGAGAATCTCGGACGGTCAGCCGCGCCTGAAGAGGTCGAGTTCCGGTGCATAACGCCGGAAGGCGATGAAATCTGGCTGGCAACACGGGTCCAGAAGGTTTCCAGATATCGCCTTGTCGGCATCAGTTTCGACATTACCGAACACAAGAACGACAAAGCCCGGATATACCAGCTCGCTCACAGCGACATGTTGACCGGACTGCCCAATCGCCTCTCGTTCGGCGAACACCTCGACAACATGATCGAAAAGGCCGCGCGGGACGAGAAAAGCGTGAGCGTCTGCATTATCGATTTCAACTTCTTCAAGGACATCAATGACACGTTCGGTCATGATGCCGGAGACGCTTTCCTGCAGGAAATCGCGGAACGGCTCAGGAAACTGGCGGGGCCGACCGTCACGCCGGCACGACTGAGCGGTGATGAGTTCGCTGTCGCGGCATACGGATATGATCAGGCCAACGGCCTGGAACTTGCCAAAAAAATTGCACGGATCACAAGCCGGCAGATCAACCATGACGGACATGCCCTGGGGATTAAGTCCTGCGTTGGACTGGCCGTCTACCCGCAACATGCGCAAGCCCGCAAGGACCTGATGAAGGCCGCCGATATAGCCCTCTTCGAAGCCAAGAAGCACGGGCGAAACCAGGTCAGGCTATACAAAGATAGCATGGGCCAGATTATCAGGGACCGTTCGCGCGTCATCGAAGAGATGGAAACGGCGCTGCGATACGGCGCGGTGATGCCGTTTTATCAGCCCAAGATCGACCTCACGACCGGGCAGGTTATCGGCTTCGAGGTTCTCGCGCGCTGGCATCACCCTTCCCGAGGCATACTTGCGCCGGCGGCTTTCTGGGCATGCTTTGAAGATCAAAGACTCAGTCTTCGATTGACCAGCTATTTGTTCAAAAGAGTATTGCGTGACGTCCGTTTCCTCGGCAGCCAGGGTTTCGATATTGGCGTCATCGCGTTCAATCTCTCGAATGTTGCATTCGGCCATCCTAAAATTGCCGAGGGGGCCATCAATGCGCTTCGCTATTACGATGTGCCGGCAGACCAGATCGAGATCGAGGTGACCGAGGATGTCCTGCTGGGTCGCAATGAAGCTGCCTCCATCCGCAAGATCAGGACCTTGCGCGAGGCCGGGATACGCGTAGCGCTCGACGATTTCGGCACCGGCCACGCGTCGCTGGCCCACCTGGGCAAGTTTCAGATCGATAACATCAAGATCGACAAGAGCTTCGTCGGGGAACTCCAGAAAGACAACGGCAACAAGGCGATCGTCGAAGCGATCCTGACCATTGGACGCGGGTTTGGGTTGGATGTCACGGTTGAGGGTGTGGAAACGGAAGAACAGGCCGTCGCCCTGAAAAAGATGGGCTGTCGATTCGCCCAGGGCTATTTTTTCGGGCGACCGATGCCCTGCGAGAGAGTGGCAGACTTCCTGGAAAAGTCTCCTCGGTTTCTTCTGTGAAAGCCAGTTAAAACCAATCTTCAAACACCTCCCAACGAAAGGACGGCTGTGCCGTGGACAAAAAGCATGCGAATCTATCACTGCAAATACTGTAGTCATCACCTGCGCTTTGGTCGCAAAATTTGCTCACGGTGCTATCAGCCCACCCCTTTGAGAAACCGCTTCGGCAACTGGGCTCTCGCCTTCTTCACCGGCTTCGCGGTGCTGATCCTGGTCGCGCTTACATTGCTTGTTTAGCGGAAGTCTGACGCATTATAGTCAAAGGCAGCAGTGACGGCGCACCTGTGCCTGCCAACGTCCTCTGAGCTTGCGTATCGTCGCTATCGTGATCTCCGGACTGTTTACCTGGGATCACGCGTAGGATGCCGGTGGTGGGGAGCCAAGGATTATCCCGGCACGGTTATTAGCGCATGTCTTGGGGAACGTTTAGAACAGGCTGCCCTGCGCACTATCGTCTTGCCGTGCATTCGATACCAAGACCTGATCAAGAACAGCAAGGAACGCCTTTTTGTCTGTGGCCGCCCGCCGAAGCAATCCGCGAAGCGAAAGCGATACATAAAGTGCCGCCGAATAGGCTTGGCAGTTGATCGATTTGTCGGGGTTGAACTCGATATCCGTGAAGGCCGAATAGTCCAACAAACGTTCAGCCAATTGAGGCTGGCGAATAAGAGCATTGATATAAAGCCAATCGTAAAAGCCAGTCTGTGGCTCCAGTGGCCAGTCTTCACCGTCGAAACGAAAAGCCACCAATCGACCAGAAGACTGCAAGCGCGGGTCCCGCTTGGCTTCGCGCGGCGACATATTGAACAGATCCGTATAGGGGCCGCCCTCTTCAAAAACCTTGCTGCCCTGAAATGCGCATTCGAGAGGCAGTGGGTTCCCAGTTTGCGGGTGATTTAACTTCAAATTGAACGCGCTGAGCGCGATGCCGAGGCTCTCTTCGGATTTGCTCGATATTTCCAACACCGAATTGACCCCAACCGATTGCAGGCTGGCTTCGTGCAGTGAAGCGACTGACTTTTTTTTCTGGGCTGCGGACATCCCCGCAAACCATTTGAAGGTGACGAACTGGGTTTTTACATAGACTTTGCCGTCAGTCACCGGAATGAAAATTGGTCGTGCGGCCATTGTTATTTTCCGTGTTTTCGAGCGAACCTGCGTGATTCAAACAGGTTACCACCTTTGACAGAGAAGAAGGACTGGCGTCTAGAAACGATCCGCTCCTTTTTGCCAATAGCCTGACTGTGGCGCTGCGCGGTTTCATCACTTTCGAACACCACTCCGGTTATCTCTCGCGGCGGTATAGCACCGAAGACAAGCACTTCTGCCTGTGGGTCAGTCGGATCGTAGCGCTCAAGGCGTTCGACCGAGCGAGCCGAGAGCGTATCGTCCTCATTGAACATCCCCCTGAATGCGGCAGCACTCTTGAGATCGCCGATATCTGAATTGCGAATACGGCGATCAGCAGCATTGTGTCGGCAGAATGCACAGTCCCTCTGCCACAAAATTCTGGGTCTCAGCAACAAGATAGCCCAATCGATATCCGGGTTGAGCTGGCGATATTTATAGAACATCTGGTAATTGGGAAAACCAATAGAAAGGGACGTTGCGTTGCGGTGTCTGTCCCAGCGGTTATGGTCATTCACCTCCTGGCGTATCCTCGATTGGCGGCCAGTCGACACCGGGATCAATCCGTATTTCATGATAGAGGGCAAATTCGCGCACCGCGTGAAATGCACGAGAAACGGGATGTCCAGCTCCAGAGCGGTTTCCTCAATATCCTCTCGTTCACGCCCGATCCAGAAATCGGCATGGTTGTGTTCGCGATCGTCACCCTCGAGAAAGGTGTCGAAGGGGTGGCGCAGATCATGCGAAAAGGGCTCTTCGATGAAAGCGGGGCCTTCTTCTTGCATTACCGGCGGCGGTAGTCCGGAGCTATCAGCGATAGACTCTTTACTTTCAGGTCCTTTCAGATATGCATTAACATCTTCCAGAATTGCTCTAGTTAAAGTATCGCTTAACATTTTATCTTGAGCGGCTGTGATGTCCGATTCTAGAGCCTTCGGTTTCTTAATACTGGCCACGATGGAAAGAAACAGCTCGGCACCGCCCTTTGTGGAGGCCATCAAGTCAGCGAATCGGGACAAAAGATCCTGATCAGCTTCTAGCCTTCTCGCCATTTCCCTGAAACTTTTGGCTTGGTTTTCGACTTCGGCATAGAATGCGTCTGTGAGTGCCCGCTTCGTCTCCGCGTCATACGCATCAGCCTGAGAGAGCGCTTCGCGGCGGTCGCGGTTGATTTTGAGCAAACTACCGGTAGACTTGTCGTCCTCAGGATTTTCATTGCGTTCCGCCTCAGCTTGACGCGCCATTCGCGACCTAAGTTCCTCGAGTATGTCCGGAGACAGTGCGCGTTTCTTGGCCTTTGGATCTGTAGGCAAGTCTGCAAGGTTAAACTTTGTTTCGATTACCCTCGTCTGCACTTTGATCGGAGAACAGATATTTAGCTTCCGGTTTGAGAGTCTGGTTGCCTCGAGGATATTTTCAAGTTCGCGATTAAGTGAATTGAGGTTTCCGACGAAGCCCTCATCCGCGCGCGCCTCCTCTTCCAAATCCTGTTTGCCCGCTTGCAAATTCGCGTGCGTGGTATCTGACACAAGCTCTCGCGGTTGGCTGGGGCCGAGCAATGAGGGCGAGGTAAATTGATGTCTGGGCCTCAGTAGGAAATACGTTCCCCAAACGACAGCCAACTGCAGGAACAACAATGGTGGATAGAAAAGATTGATGACAGAAAAGGCCGTCCAACCCCAGGCTGCGGCCAAAAATAATTTTGAACGAAGCAGACGAACTCCGATCAGCGTGAACACGATAACAAGTTGATATGCAATGACAGTCATGACGCCCCCGAGAAGCCAATAGCATATTGACTACAATCCAGGGGTTAACTGCAGGTTAGCAACAACTGAAACAGAATGGAACTTAGCTGCTGCCAAAGGAGATCAGGAGTTTTGCCTGCTTCATATTGGAATGTCATTGTCGATGGCACTTACGCAGTTTCAGCCCACGACGGCGCACCTGTGCCTGCCAGCGCCCTCTGAGCTTGCGTATGGTTGCCATTGTGATCTCCGGTTATGAACCTGAGATCACGCTTAGGATGCCGGTGATGGGGAGCCAAGGATTATCCCGGCGACGAACTTCGAGCTTCTTCAAGCACTGTGTCCACGAACCTAACAAGCTGAAGCAAATCTTCGGCCAGAACCTCTTCCAGAAGTCGCCCTTCCACCAGAGCACCACCTCTCATATATGCCAACCCGGCCGGTGTCTTCAGATCACCGACGCCAACAAACCTCGAAAAAAACGGCCACCAAGGCCGCGATTCTTCACGATTGCGAAGCAAATTGAGTTCTTCGACGTTAACGTGCTTGAGCATACCCCATAAAGTCGAGTCGATAGGCTTACGCTGCTCATCCGGTCCACAATAGGCACGAATTCCAGCCGCCACGCGATAGTAATTCGGATCACCGAACTCAATTCTGACCGAGAGTTCACCTTGCCAGTCTTGACGCTTCCAGGAAGCTCCGGCCCAACGCGTCGCTTTTCTGGCCGCGTCGTTGGACACTGAAATTCCGCCGTCCACAGCGGCAATCCTCTTGGTTAGCCGTTGGAGAAAAGCGTTGATCTCAAGGTCGAGTATTTCAACCCATACCTCGGAAACAGCAGCCGCCAACTCTAGCTCTGACCAATCCTCTTTTTGAGCACTCGCCAGCAACCGCGCGCTGACAGCAGACTTCACGGCCTCAAACTCAGACCTATGCATTCGATATCTCCTCTGATAAATCGGCGAAATTCTGCTCAACCCAGTCAGCGAAGTCAGACAGATAGACACGCACTTTCGGCGCTTTTGCTCGCGCTTCGCAGGAGCGAAGCCAGGATGAAAGACTCGGTCGGTCGCCTTGGCTCGTGTAGCAGATTGTTGCATATCGCCCGGCAAATTCCTCCTGTGTAGAAGCATTCATGGTGTGCGATTCGGTCCCACGACCAGAAAGATAGACCAGATGCCCACCCTCGCGCACATGAGCGCGCTTAATATAAGAGGCGTAACGCTCCATCTGATCGGGTTGCTCGGACGCATAGGGTTTATTCTCGATAATCAGAAAATCCACCATTCGCGACTGAAGAACGATATCAATCTGTCCTTCCGATACCCGTTTTTCCCGCAGGACTCGTATATTCGATAAGTCGTCAGCCACCTCGGCGGCGTTGAAGTCACATAGCCTCAGAAACAGCTCCAGAAACGCACTGCCTTGCCCATGAACTCCATTGGGATCAAGCAGATCGGCAATCATGTGGGAGAGACCCAACTCGTCTGTGCGCATATAATTGAGTAGGTTGAGATCCGATCCTAGTTCATAGGCAAGCCTGCGTCCCAAAGCCGTCGCCGCTGAGGCAACGGTTTCCATCGTTGTGAAAAAGTGGTCGACACGCCTGTCAATTTCCGTTGCCTCCAATCCCTACCCCCTATCGTGATACACGCATCGCTGCGCGCGCCATCACGTTTCGATCTCAAGCACACTCAGATCATAAAGCGCCGATCCCAACCATAAGCGAAAAGTAGCATTTGCGATCCCGCCTATCGTTTGATCTTGGATGGCCTGTGCCCCGGTCGTGGCGCTTCCAAGCCCTATCAGGCATCAACACACTGTATCGAAACCGGGCTACGGTGTTGTTTGACACAAGGTTCTGGAATTTCCGGGAATAGGTGGGAATAGGCGGGAATTCATGGGAAAGGACTGAAACATAAGGGATTTCGGGCGGCTTAACAGAAAGGTGCTTTCCACCCATTTTGTCAGACGGCCTGGCTGGAAGGTAGCGAAAACGGCTGTTAGAGGCAACTGCAGCGCTAAGCCTCAAAAACTCCTTTGAAATAGAGTCGATAGCCTTTTAGAGGCCTTCAACTCTTTGAAAAATAAGGTTCGAAGGGTTTTAGGCTATTCGCGACATTGAGTTTTGTGGCGACTGATTTCTGGTCGAAATCCAATTTTGAGATCGCCGAAGTGTCGATCTCAAAAAAAGAGCTTTTATTTCAGAAGCTTGATAGGAAGGAGACAGAGGTTGAGATCGATAAGTGCAGCGATTTGATCATCCCACTAGCCTCAATCTCCCGCATCAGCAATTCCGGCGATATGCACACACACTTCATCGATTCTATCGAAGTCTGGCTTTGATAAAATAGTTCGACCTGAAAGCGCTTCGGTCATGCCAGGCCTAATCGCGGATGACGATACCGCAGACACAGCAGCAATCAAAAAATCATCGCTATCAAGGAAAATTACATCGACCGAGACGTAAACCGGGCCTGAGTTCCTATTCGCGACAGAATAAGAAAGAATGGCAGTAGGGACAGACTCTTGACCGTATAAATCGCCGGCTGAAAGTGAAAGGTTATTTACGATCCCGTTGCCGATATCGCCGCTCAGCGTGCCAATGTCTCCGATTGCAACGCATGTTGGTTCCGCGAAGCTCGGTGTAGCAAAAAGTGCGACGGCACAGGTGGTCAGAAGCAGATGTTTCATGTTCCCCTCTCGGACTACTGAAATTAATTCGATCCAGCATTCGTTCTAGCAACGATCACTGCTGAAAAGAATGGCTTCGTTGCAACCATCGAACGTGGCTGATAGCGTTGACAAGTACGTTGATTGTAAGTGAGTGCCTGCCATGTTTGTTCCACGGTTCCATTTAGTCCCTTCGCCAATAACTTCTTTCGATGGCGGCTAGAGGCCGCCTTCCCTCAACAACACGACAGCTTTGCTGATCGGCCCTGATCAGAGCGTACTTCCGTGCCCTGTGAAAAGGGCAGCGGATGCGCTTTAGCGTACGATCATGAAACCTCGCGTTTGCCGGTACCGGGTTCGTCCTTCGCTTTTTGTAAACGCTCCCTGAGGAGTTGCTCAACGAAGGGAAGCAGCAAGTCCCTCCCTTTCTCACTTGCGGTATCCAGTCCCTGCTGTAACAGCCGGTTATAGAGCACAGTAGCTTCGGCTGTTTTTCTCTCTCCGGGAAGAGTAATGCCGAATTCCTTGTGAACACGTACAACCAACTCGACGAGCCCCTGCATTAACTCGGGATGCAGCACGGGTGGCGGCGCCTTTGTCGGATCATCGAACATCGGACCATCACCCGTCATTAGCCAAGACAAGTTGACACCGAGATCAGAATAGTAGCGCGCCAAAAGACCGTTCGGGATGTCCCGAATGCCTCGCTCGTAAGTGGCGAGAGTATCTTTCTTTACGTCAAAAAAGGTTGCCAAGTCCTCACGCGAAGGAAACTTCGACGCTTTTCGCGCGTCGATAAGTCTTTGACCTAACGCGGTTTTCGGCTTTTCAGGTCGAGCCATCAACAAAAAAGACAATTTGTACGTTTACAAAACGACATATTGTCGTTAATCCTTTCTGTGTTCGCAGATTTCACCACCCAAAAAGAAGGCCCTGCACGGCCTTCAATCTGGAGCACGATTTTATGCATGCTGAGACCTCCACCGGCAAGAGACTTCAGGGCGAGCAGCGTCGCCTGGATGAAGTCGCCAAGATCAAGGGCATGTTGATCCGCGCGAAGCTAACGCTGACCCAGATCGACACAGCCTATCATCTACCGACCGGAACGGCCGGAAACACCCTTTACGAACCGCACAGGGCTGGAGAACGCGCGATCGCCGCAGCCCTAAAGACCAGGCCACATCTGCTGTGGAGGACACGTTATCACGGCAATGGCCGGCGCAAGTCTCCGCAGCCGGCCGAGAACTATCGCTATGGCCGCCGCACATCGATGGAGGCGGCATAACATGGCGCGCGATCCGATCTTTGACGATCCCGAATACAAGCGGCTGAGGGCCGAGTGCAAGCCTGTCTCCTTTATGGACAATACCCATGCCCGCGAAACCGCGGAGCGCAGGCGCGAACTGTTCAATCGTCTTCATCAACAACGTCGTAAAGAGCGGCTACGTTTTCTGCGTCCAGCGGCGATCTATCTGGCATTCCTTTCATCATCCATTCGCTCTGCTTTTGGCGCAGAGTGTGAAGGGAAGGCTTCAGGACAAGACGACCCTCCCACTCTGAAATCATGGCTTCGCTTTCGAATTCCATGGAGGCGGTCATGATGGGATCGGCGTTGTCTTCGAGCTCCATATCCTGCCGGACCTTGTATTCCATGCGCAGCAATGCGCCGGAAATGTCGCCGTCCTTGATGACGCCGCGCAGTAACAGAACTTCAGTCAATTCCAATAATAAACGCTGTGAGACCCGCGCTTCAGCTAAGGCCCGCATGGTGTCCATGTGTGTTTCACTGTCCGTCATCTTTTCTCTCCATCTCGGTAGTGTGCGGAGAGTTTGCCGGGCCGCCATGCCGCCGTCACCGACGAAACGAGCATCCAAATTCGACACGACAATTGAGACCGGAAGAGCGCTGTCATGACTGCGATCTGGATCGGGATGGCCGGGTATTGCGCGCTTTGTTTGGCGACAGCCGGGCTGTTCTGGATCGCAGGCAGGCGCTGAAGGGGACAATCAACCAATGAACATTTATTCTTCCGAAGACCGGCAAAAGCTGATGCTGACATGCTGCTACAGCGCAGCGGCTCGGCACTTCAGCCACATCGCTCTGCGCGACATCATCGAGCCGCCGCATGACATGCTGGACGCGGCGCTGGCGCGGCAATGTGCACTTACCATGATGCGCGACTATTTCGATGTCCCGGCACGGCGAATTGCAAAGCTGACCGACCGCAGTAACGGGCGCATCAGGTTAACCATGTGGAAGGTCGGCCTGCGGCGGGAGTGCCCGGTTTTCGACCGCGCGTATCACAAGATGGGGCTTCGGGCGCTGGCACTTTACGGCCATGCCTTTGAGCAGGCACGGGAGGCGGCATAAATGGCTGACTTTCTGCGCGCCACCGTTTCACAAATCCACGTCGGAGAACGGCTCCGCCCGATAGATCAGGGCTATGTCGAGGCCATCGCCGCTTCCTTCGAAGAACGTGGACAAATCAGTCCGATCATGGTTCGGCGAACGCCCGCGACGAACAAGGGCAAAACGCCTCTCACCCTTATTGCAGGCGGCTATCGACTGTCTGCCGCCAAGCTGCTCGGCTGGACTGAGATCGACGCGATTGTCGTTGCCGCCGATAAAGTCGAGGCCCAACTTCTTGAGATCTCCGAAAACCTCTATCGCAACGAGTTGAACCCGCTCGATCGCGCCATCTTCGTGATGAAATACCGCGAACTCTGGGAAGAGAAGAACGGGAAGATCAACCCGAAAGGCGGTCGCCCTGAAAAACAGGGTAACGATTACCCTGTTTTTGCCAATGGGCGCGAACTGTCGAAGCAGGTGCAAAACCGCCTTGGTTTCGGGGCTGAAACCTACAAGCTGGTAAACCGAATAGGCCAGAACCTGCACCCGACGTTGCGTCAGGCCGTTCGCGGAACTGAGGCCGAGACCAATCAAGCCCTCTTGCTGAAGTTCGCAAAGCTGACACCGGATATGCAGGTAAAGGCCGCTGCGGCGCTCAAAGAGAGCGGCGATCCGCAAAGCGTCCTGGCTTTGACCAAGCCCCCAAAACCCGAAAAGCCCGGACGCGACCCGGAAACGGAAGCGCTTGCCGCGTTGCGCAAAGCCTGGGGGCAGGCCAGCCAGGCAACCCGAAATCAGTTCCTAGAGGAAATTGGCCTTTCCAGTTTTCAGGAGGCTGCATGATGTCGACGAAACGCGACCCATCACAAATGGATTTCTTTGCCGAGCCGGTCTTTCCGACGCGCGATGCGGTCGAGCAAATCGACCTTGACCGCTTTCGCGCCCGGCTGAAACGGGAGATGGCGCGGGCGATCCGTGAGGCCCCGTTTGATCGGCCGACGATCGCGGCCCGCATGGCGCATTACCTCGGCCTGCCCTCGATCTCCAAAGCCACGATTGACGCCTACACCGCCGAGAGCAAGCAAGGTCACGATATCAGCTTGCCCCGCTTTAAGGCCTTTGTTCGCGCCACCGGCGCACTGTGGCTTTGGGACGTGATCGTCTCGGAAGATGGGCTCCTCCTGCTTCAGGGCGATGAGGCGAGACTGGCCGAAATCGCCCGGCTCCAGCAGGAGCGCAAGGAGATCGAAGGGCAGTTGAAAGCGCTCCGCTCCAAGCCGGTGACAATCCGGAGGTCCCGCTGATGGCCACGGCAAAACAAGGGGTATCTCTGAGAAGTCAGGTCGCCGCGCTGGACGCCTTGCTGCACGGCCGGTCGCTTTCGCTGTCACCCGCTCAACGTGCCCTCCAAAAAGAACACCTGGAAGCAGCACTCCGAACGCTCAAGTGGATGGAAATTCATGCTCCGGATATCCGCCGCGCCATGGCCAAGCAGGAGGGAAAGCCATGAAGCGGGAATGGTTTACAGCGGCTGAGTTGGCAGCGGCGAAACTGCCGGGTCTACCTTTGTCCCGCGACCGTATTAGCGACATGCTTAAACCAGCGCGGGGCACTGAAAAGGCCAGAGTTAAACAGGAAGCACGCGGCGGTTACGAATACCACTACTCACTGTTGCCAGCTTCCGCCCGTGCTAAGCTTGCGTTCATGACGGCCGACCCGGTCGCCGAGAAAACGGAGGCCTCGAAGCTGCTTTGGAGGCGGTTTGAAGCCCTTTCAAGCGAGCACAAAAAACTCTGCGAGAAGCGGCTGGTCATCATCCAGCGCGTCGAAGCGATGGTGGAAGCCGGGCTGCCGAAGAAGAAAGCCATAGAGGCGGCCACGGCGCATACCGGCACGAGCAAGAGCGCCTATTATGAATGGTGGGCGATGGTCAAAGACCATCCGAAACAGGACTGGCTTGCTGCGCTTGCCCCGTCCTTCTCGCCAGCGACCAATGGTGTCGAGAAGGAGATAGCGCCCTGCCACCCTGAAGCGTGGGCCTTCTTCAAGTCCGACTACCTGCGCCCCGAAGGGCCGAAGTTCTCACCTTGTTATCGTCGGATGGTGAAGGCTGCAAAATCTGAAGGCTGGTCTCCGATCCCAGGTGAGCGTTCGCTGCGCCGTCGCCTGGAGCGCGAAGTGCCAAAGGCCGTGCAGGTCATGAGCCGCGAAGGCCGCGAGAAGGCCAAACGCATGTTTCCCGCGCAAGAGCGTTCCGTCGCCCACCTTCACGCGATGGAAGCTGTCAATTCCGACGGGCACAAGCTGGATCTGTTCGTGCGCGTTCCCTGGTCGGAAAAGCCGACGCGTATGTATCTGATCGGCACACAGGACCTCTATTCCCGAAAGGTGCTTTCGTGGCGACTGGCCGAGGCCGAAACGTGGGATGCCATCCGTGCGTGCTTTGGCGACATGGTCGAAGACTTCGGCATTCCTGAGCGCATCTATCTCGACAACGGCCGGGCCTTCGCGAGCAAGATGATCTCGGGCGGAGCCAAGACGCGCTACCGCTACAAGATCGATGCCGACGAGGTTGCGGGGCTGTTGGTCACGCTGGGCATCGAACCGCGTTTCGTGACGCCATACCACGGTCAGGCCAAGCCGATCGAACGGGCATGGCGTGACCTGGCAGAGGAAGTGAGCAAGCATCCCGCGATGTCGGGTTGCTATACCGGCAACACGGTCGACGCCAAGCCGGAAAACTACATGCAGAGCGCCGTTCCGCTCGACACGCTGCAGGCTCATGTCGCGGAGATTGTCGCCGAGCACAATGCTCGCATCGGCCGCCGCACCGAAACCGCCAAGGGCAAAAGCTTCGATCAGGTCTTTGCCGAAAGCATGGCCGCGCCGTCAACCATCGTTCGACAGGCCACGGAAGCGCAACGCACGATCTGGCTATTGTCGGCGACGGGGCTGAAAGCCCGCCAGCCGGACGGGTCCATCCATTTCATGGGGTCTCGCTATTGGGCGCTCGAACTCAATCAATGGATCGGCAAGAAGCTGATGGTCCGCTTCGACCCGGACAACCTGAAAAAGCCGGTCAAAGTGTACGAGCCGAAAGGCCGATATATCTGCGATGCCGAGGCGGTCGGTGCCGTCCGTTTCGACAGTCAGGAAGAAGCCCGCCGCCACGCGCGCAAGCTCTCCGAGTATCAGAAGACGACGAAGCAGAAGGCCGATCTGGAACGCCAGTTCGCCGCCGAGGAACTGGCCGCCATTCTGGACAAGGGCAGCAAGGCCAGCCCAGCGCCAAAGCCCGAAAAGGTCCGGCCGACCATCACCCGGATCGCCACGGGCAACCTCGCCCCGAAGATCGAGCATGGCCCGGAAGATGACTACGACGAAGATCGTTTCGAGGACGCGTTCTCACGCGCGCTCGGCAAGGTCATCGACGGCGAAGGTGTGATCCAATTTCCGCAAGGCGGCAAGAGCAAGACCGGTTGAACCGGCGAAATGACCGATAAGTAATGCGTTCGGTTCCGAAACGAAAAAGGGCGGGAGAAAGCCTCCCGCCCAAAGCAAAACGCCCCGCAATGGGGCAACACGGAGCCAATTATAGTGACCAAAAAGCACAATGCAAATACCGGCTGGGTTCTCAGCCAGCCGACCACAGCTTTCCTTGAAAAGCATCCTGCCGGCGATGTCGACGAATGGCGCAGCCTCGTTGCCAGAACAGCCGAGACGGCCACTGCCAATGGCTGGTCAAAGGCTGAGGTGGCCCGCCGCAGCGGAGTTGCCGAAGGCACCTTCTCACAGTGGCTGTCTGGCAAGTATACCGGCGTTCTCGCGCCCTACAACACGATGATCAGTCAGTGGCTCACAAACGTCGAGGAAGCGGCCGACATGGCCGCAGCCATTCCGGAGAGCCCAGGTTTCGTCAAGACGAAGGTCGCAACCGAGGTCCTGCAAACACTGATGTGGGCGCAGATGACGCCGGCCCTTGTCGCCGTCACGCTCGATGCAGGCGTCGGCAAGACCACAGCCTGCCGCCATTACTGCGCTACCCGGCCGCATGCCTACATGGCGACGATCAGCCCTTCGACAAAGAAGGTGCATGGCATGCTGGTCGAACTGGCCGAGGCGCTCGATGTTTCCGAGCACAACCCGGCCCGTCTCGTCCGCGCCATCGGCCGAAAGCTTCAGCGCGTCGGCGATGGCACCTTGCTGATCATCGACGAGGCACAGAACCTTGAAGCCGAAAGCATCAACCAGCTGCGTCACTTCGTTGACAACAATAATTGCGGCGTCGCCCTGGTCGGCAATGAAGACACGGCGGCCTCCTTTGTGCGCCAGCAAGGTCGGTCAGTAGCGTCACGCGCGCAGGTGCTGTCACGCTTTGACAAGCGCCTTCGACGCGAGGGCAACCGAGCGGATGATATCCGGCTGTTCGTGAACGCCCTCGGCGTCGAGGACGGCGATTGCATCAAGTTTTTGCTAGGCCTCGGCCTCAAACCCGGCGCGCTTCGTCAGATCGACCGCACGGTCAAGCTGGCGCGCATGTACGCGATGGGTGAAGGCCAGCCGCTGGCGCTCGACCACCTGAAAGCCGCCTGGAAGAACCGCGACCTGGGAGACCTGCAATGATGATCTCCTCAATCGACACGTCCGTCAGCGACACGCTGAAAACTCACGCCATGGCTTTCGATCGCTGCAGGGGTACGGGGGCCAATCTATCGCCCGGCGAGACGGCGCGGTTCGCACATCTGCTGCACACCCTGGCGAAACTCGCCAGGAACATGGAGCTCGAACTTGATGTCCATCGGCGCTGGGAAGCGCGCTGCAAAGAAGGCGATGCGCTGGAGCAGGAAGCCTTGCTGAAATTCGAACAGATCATCGCGGATCCGGAAGGCAAGGTTGTCCGGCCGGATTTCAAGGGAGGCAGGCGGTCATGAACATACAGGCATCCACCTATCTTTCTTCGGTTCGCGACGAGATGCGGCTGTTCATCCGCAGACAAAAACGCCCGACCGTCAATGAACTCGAAGGCATGATGCTGCGGCTCAACACCTGCGTCGCGCTCACAGAAGAACTTGAGGCGGAGAACGCCCTTCAGGGAGGCGGGCGCGAAGCCCGCCCGCAAATGACTATTTTTTCCGACCACGACAACAACGGAGGCGATGCGGCATGAAATCCACTCGCAAAAAGACCAAGGCGGCGGCAATTGCCCGCGTTCCGCAAGACCGTGAGGAAGCGGTCAGGGCCATTGGCCGGATCGGCGCTCTGCGCCGCGACATTGCCGCGCATAAGGCCAAGGCCGACCGGATCGTACAAAAGGCTGGCGAGCAATTCGACAGCGATACAGCGGATTTGCGCGCCGAACTTGAGGAGCATGAGCGCGGCGTCCAGACATGGTGCGAGGCCAACCGCAACGCGCTGACTGCGAACGGTAAGGTCAAGTACCACGAGTTCGGCACAGGTCGTATCAACTGGCGCCTGAAACCGCCACGCGTCACCGTGCGTGGTGTCGAGGCGGTCATCGAGACTTGCCGTAAGCTCGGCTTTTCAAGTTTCCTGCGTGAGACCACAGAGATCAACAAGGAAGCCATGCTGGCCGACCCTGAAAAGGCTCGGATGATTTCCGGTGTTTCGATTTCATCCCTGGGCGAGGACTTCGTCATCGAGCCCGCCGAGCTGGAAACCGGAAAGGCAGGTGTGTGATGGGTGTATATGCCTATTGCGACCGCTGCGGCGTTATCGAATTCGCCGATTGCGTTGACGATATCCCGACCGGCATGCTGGTTTTCGCGACCGGTGGCGATGACCTGAAGGCCAAAGTCGAGACAAAGGCGCGTCACGGCTATGACAGCGATACGCTGCTTGTTCCCGGTGTTCCCGAAGCCAGCACCGATGAAGAGGCCATGTCCGCCTTTCAGCGTTGGCACGAATGGGCGTTCCCCAAGGAATTGGCGGCAATTCACATGCCTGGAAAGGCAGGTGCGTGATGGCAATGATCTATCTCGGCGAGCACGCACGGCTGAAAAAATACGGCGCGACGACCACGGGTCGCAAATCCGTGGTTCGCATCGAGGTCGAAGTAGGCGAACCAGGCGCACTCGGCTTTATGCTTGATGAACTGGGCCGCATCGAAGCGGACCAGAAACATCCGCCCAAACGGAAGCCGTCACGTGACGAAGCCGAGCCGCCGCTCGCGCTCTCACCGCCGCTCAAGCAAATTCCTCACTTTCCCGGAGATTGATGATGGCTGCCAACGTCACGTCAAAACACAAGAAGTCGCGCTCCGGCGCTGCGCATGAATGCCCGCACTGCGGCAAAAAACTCCGCGGCGAAAAGGGCCTCAAGATGCATGTCCGGTTGGAGCATGCGGACGTTGGAAAGGCGGGCACGGTATGAGCGAGAGCATCAAACGCCGTATCGCCGCGCTTCGCCAGAAGACGACCGATCGGGGCTGCACCGAACAGGAAGCCATAGCGGCGGCTGAAAAGGCCGCGAGCCTGATGCGGGAATACGACCTGTCGGAACTCGATATCGAAATCAGTCAGGATTCGGTGAAGGCCAAAACCCACGGTGCCTCGATCCGCGATCGCCTCTGGCGCGATTTGGCCCGGTTGACCAACACAGCAACGCTTGTGGGTGATATCGACGGCGATCACAGAACCTTTGTCGGTCGCGCGCCCGGTCCGGAGATCGCCACCTACCTGTTCGTCGTTCTCGACCGTGCGATCGACCGCGCCGTTCGCGAGTTCAAAAAGACCCCGAACTACACCCGGCTGCGCAAACAGAAAACCAAACGTCAGGCCGTCTATGATTTCACGGCCGGCATGGTTGTGCGCCTCGGTGTCCGGCTTAGCGCGCTCTTCGCGGACACCGTGTCAGAAGACGCGATGAGCGATGCTGAACGCGCGCTGGCCGAACGCTATCCCGATACGGTCGCTGTCCGCCAGCGCCCCGGTGCGGTTAAAAACGGCAACATCGCAACCCTCGGCTATCTCGCCGGCAACAACGTGAACCTTGCCCACGGCGTCAACGCTTCCAGTGGACCGAAAGCCATTGCCGGAAAGGCAGGTGCGGCATGAATGCGATAGCAGTCTATTTCGCCACCGAACGCTTCCAGCGCTGCCCCGTTTGCGGCAGATGGGAAAGCGGCGCTGTCGGCTCGGCCGAGACGAACCGCCATGCCCGTTCATACCTCTGCGGCGCGGTTTTCGAGCGCATTGACGGCTTTTTTGCCTGCACCCATCCGTGCCCTTCGCCGTCAGTCGTTGCCTCCAACCACATTGTCCAGGAAGCAAGGAGAGCGGCATGAGCAAGTCAATCGCGGCGATGCATGTTGCCAAGAAGCAGCTTGGTCTCGATGACGAAACCTATCGCGCCAAGCTCGCGCATATCACCGGAAAGAGTTCTGCTCGGGATATGTCCGAGCCCGAGCGACAAAAGGTTCTGACCGTCTTTCGAAATGAAGGCTTTTCGTCAAAGGCTTCCGAGCACCGTCCGGACGGCCGCAAGAAGCTCACCGGTAAGTTTGCGCCCAAGCTTCAGGCACTCTGGATTGCCGCCTGGAACCTCGGCATCGTCGACAACCGCGACGACGCGGCGCTGCTCGCCTTCGTGAAGCGCCAGACGGGCATCGACCACACGCGTTTCCTCACGGACGGCGGGGATGCCTCGAAGGCTATCGAAGCGCTCAAGTCCTGGATAAAGCGTGAAGGCCGCGTGAGTTACGGAAACTCGCAGGGGCAAGAGTGGCTTCAGTCCGACATTGCCAAGGTCTGCTGGGCGCAATGGCGCAAGCTTGAGCCGGAGGCCGAGCTCTATCCGGACACGAAAGGCTTTGCAGCGGAAGCTCTGAAAATCGCTGGAATTGAGAGGTTGTCGACACCGCTCGGATTGCTGAAGCCTGCCGACTGGCGGCTGATCTCCAACGAGCTTGGCAAGCGCATCCGCGCCCGAAAGGCTGGTGCGTGATGGATGACGTCAGAGAAAGGCTTCGCCGCGTCAGGCTCATCGAGGAGGCGCTGGTCAAAGCATTTGAGGACGCTGACGTGCCTGTAGATCGCAGCGACGGCGGTGACGCCATGACCTATTCGCTCGATGAGGACATGAGCGTGACATGGCACATCTCGCTTTCCAGTTTGGCCAAAGACATTGAAAGGCTTTTGTCATGAAGCCGTCTTCCCCTATGCCGACCACCGGCTTTGAGATCGCCCTTGTCAGTGATCACGCCGTGCTGCGCTATATCGAGCGCCGGCACGGCGTGGATGTCGAGGCGCTGCGCGAGATTATCCGCGACGCCTGCCGGGAGGGCGTTCGCTATGGCGCAAGCGCGGTCATCGATGACGGCGTCAAGTTCGTCCTGGAAGGCGACCGCGTCGTGACCTGCCTGAAGCGCGAATGGCCGGCATGGCCGAAGCGGAAGGAACTGCTATGAGCGCTTCCGACCTGCCGCTTTTTTCCGTCACCGAGAACCGGGAGAACCTGAGGAGGCTTCAGGAGCGCCGTGACGCGCTCTTGAAGCGTCTTCACGCTCTGCCGCCGCAAAGCCGCAGACGCGCCGGGCTGGCCTATGAGCTGGCGATCGTGACGACCGAGATGATCCAGTGCGAAATCAAAGCTGGAGGCCATCATGTTCGATGATGAATTCCAGGATGATCGGCGCGACATGGAAGCGGAGCTGCGCGCGATGCTGGGCGATGCCGATTTCCTGAAGATTGTCGAGCGCGTCGGCGGCATCCGCTTCTATGTGCCGCACGAGCCCGAGCGATCCAACGACAAGGAAGGCCTTGGCGCGGAGATCCTCACGCGGCTTTCCAATGCCTACGCCGGCGAGTACATCAAGGTGCCGCTGGCACGGCGGTGGCGGGCTGACCAATACCGCCTGCAAGGTCTCTCCCAGGCGGACATTGCGCGGCGTCTTGGCATGAGCGAAAGCGGCGTGTACAAGCTTTTGAAGTCATCGCCGCGCGCGCCCAAGCCCAAGAAACCTAGCCGTCAAATGGACCTGTTTTAGGTCAAGCCTCCAACTGGAGGTATGACCACGGCGACGCCTTAGCGCCTAGCTTGCCCTCACTTCTCGAAGTCGAAATGACCACTGTGAGACGGGGCGAAAATGTAATGCGACCGATCAACGAAATCTGTATTCATTGCACAGCGACGCCGGCTGGTCGGCCGGTGAGTGTCGCCGAGATCAACACGTGGCATCTGGCGCGTGGTTTCTCGGGCGTCGGTTATCACCGCATTGTGCATCTGAACGGGCTGCGCGAAGCCGGGCGGCCGATCGAGCAGATCGGTGCGCATGTGAAGGGTCACAACACCGGCACCATTGGCGTTGTCTATGTGGGCGGGATGAGCGTCGACATGAAACATGCCGCGGACACGCGTACATCCGAACAGAAGGAAGCGCTGATCGCCGAGATCGTCGATCTTCGCGACCGATTCAATATCCGGAAGATCAGCGGACACAACGACTATGACAAAGGGAAGGCGTGCCCCTGTTTCGATGCGCGCGCTGAATACGGCTATCTTTTCCCCGATAACAGCGTTGCCTGGACGCCGGCCGACGAGATGCTCCAGCGCGGCGATCATGGTCCGGCCGTCGCCGCCTGGGTCGATCAGCTCGGTCGCTATCGTCACATGATCGATCACAAATGGCCCGTCCAGCCGACCGACACATTCGACCACACGATCGAGATCGTCACCATCTGGTTCCAGAAGCTGCGCGGCATCGTCGCCGATGGCGTCGTCGGCCCGCAGACGCGCGACGAGATGGACAGAGCGCTTTCCGGCAAGGCGCCGTATCTGGCGCTGGCGGCCTGAGGTGTGAGGATGATCCGCAAGCCGCAATACAAATCTTCTAAGCTCTACATCGGCGCATCGCTCGGCTGCGCCTGGCTGGTGATTTTCGTGATCGTGGTCGCTGCTGTTCAGACGCCAAATGGCACGATGACGCTCATCACCACTGTCATTCCGACAATGGTGGGTGTGATCCTTGCTTTGCTCGGCATCCACCGGGGATTTGGATCGCTGGATATGCGCACCATTGCGAAGTCCCCCCCGGACCGACCGGGAGGCTCGTGATGCAAGCGTTACTTGCCGCCTTTTTCACGAAGAAGACAGCGCCGTGGCTCCTCGCGGCGCTTCTAATAGCAGTCGGCGGCATCTCGGCGTGCATGGCGGTTGGCAAGGTCTCTGACCTGATCGATGATCGCGTTGCCTCGGTCAAGGCCGAGCGGGATTCGTTCTGGAAAGGCAAGATCGCCGAGGCGAATGCCGCCAAGCAGGAAGCCGTTGCCGCCCAGTATCGCGCCGTCATCCTTGCCGGTCAGCAAATCCGGGCGGCCGAGAATGCGGCCCAAATTGAAATCGAGCAAATGGAGAAAGCGAATGCGGCTTTGCCTGGCGGCGGTGCTTGCGGCCTTAGCCCTGAGCGCGTGCGCATCCTCCCCTACTGACGAGCCTGTGGTGATAACCGAACTGATCAAGCCGGTGCTGCCGGATGAGGCCCGCAAGCCATGCGCCGCGCCCGAGAAACTGCCCGATGAGGGCGGCCTAAGCGAGGCCCAGGTGGTGTCGCTCTGGGGCGCTGATCGCGTGAACCTCAAGACCTGCGAAAGCCGCCGCGCTGCCGCCGTCAACGCGGTCGACGCCGCGCCGGAAAGCATGGAGGCGGATCATGGTGATTGAAGTCGGAACCATGTTGCCCTTGCTGACCGCGCTATCGCTATTGATCTCGATCGGCTCGTTTGTGCATTCGGTGCTGACCGCCCGAGCGAAAGGTAACAGTGCGAAGCTGGAAACGCTTGAGAGCGAGTTGGCCAAGCTCGACCGCCGTACGCTTCGCGTCGAAAGCGAAATCAAGCAGCTCCCCGGTAAGGACGAGCTCAATCAGCTCGCCCTCTCGCTGAAGGGACTGGAAGGGACGGTGCAGTCCACCGGACAGGCGGTTGGGCGCATTTCGATGACCGTCGATCGTATCGACAACTATCTGAGAAAGCGGGGTGAAGGCGCATGAGTTTCGAGGAATTTTCCGCGCGCGATGCACGGCTGATTATTCTGCGCGGCCTTGCCATGGAAACCGACGGCACGCTGAACGAAACGCTGCTGACAACCTTGTTGCGCACCTTCGGTCACAACCGCAGCCGCGACTATGTCCGTACGCAAATCCGGAAGCTGGAGGAGCTGGGGGCCGTCACCGTGATCGAGGCCGGAACGGTGCTCATCGCGTCCATCACCCGCGCGGGGCTTGATCATGTCGAGCGGCGTTCCGTCATCGAAGGCATCGACCGGCCGTCACCGGGGGTTTAACTCATGTCTCAGAAAGGACGTGGCCGCCTCAACAGTCTCGACCTGTTGCCGGATGAGGCGCAGGACGATGTGATCTGGGCTGTCGGTCAGCTCAATGAGCGCCGCCGATCGACCGCCGACATTCTTTTCGAGTTCAACGACCGCCTCGCCGTCAAGGGGATCGACCCGGTTTCAAAGTCGGCCTTCTATCGGCGTTCGGCGCGGCTGGCCAAGCGCGCCATGCAGCTTGAGGAACGTCGCCACGTCTATGCCGGGATCGCCGACAAGCTCACACCGGACAGGATCGCCAAGGATGACGTTGTCCTGGGCGAATTCCTCAAGACCCTGATCGACGATCTGCTCGACGGCGACGGTCTGAACCCGAAGAACGCGATGGAGCTGGCCCGCGCCTACAAGGATATCATCGCCGCGCAGAACGGCTCGGCCGAGCTGCGCCGCAAGGCCGAGGCTGAAGCAAAGGCCAAGCTTGAAAAGGCAGTCGGAGAAGCGACCAAAGTCGCGCGCAAGGCAGGCATTTCGGAAGACGTGCTTTCGGAGATCAATCGCCAGCTGGGAGCGATCTGATGGGGCGCGCGCAGATCATACCCGAGAACCCGAGTGCAATTTTCCTGCCCTACCAGGCGCGCTGGATCGGCGACAAGTCGCGGCTGAAGCTGATGGAAAAAGGGCGCCAGATCGGGCTGTCCTGGTCGACGGCCTATGCCACGGTTTCGCGCACCGCCGTCGAGACCGCGCGGCACGATCAGTGGGTGTCGTCGCGCGACGAGATGCAGGCGATCCTCTTTATCGAGGACTGCAAGCTTTGGGCGCGGATCCTCGACCTTGCCGCTCGCGACATGGGCGAGCAGGTCATCGACCTCGAAAAGAAGCACACGGCGCGCGTCCTCAAGTTCCTTTCGGAACGCTCAATCTATTCCATGAGTTCGAATGCCGATGCCCAGGCGGGCAAACGCGGCGGCCGCGTGCTCGACGAGTTCGCCCTTCACCCGGATCCGCGCAAGCTGTGGTCGATTGCCTATCCGGGCATCACCTGGGGCGGCCAGCTCGAAGTCATCTCGACCCATCGCGGCTCGCACAATTTCTTCAACCAGCTCGTCCGCGAAATCAATGAAAGCGGAAATCCGAAAGGCATCAGCCTTCACACCGTCACGCTTGAGGATGCGCTGAAGGACGGGTTTCTCTACAAGCTGCAGCAATCCCTTCCGCTCGATGACGAGCGCCAGGAGATGACCGAGGCCGACTATTTCGACTGGGTCAGGTCCGGCGCGGCCGACGAGGAAAGCTTCCTGCAGGAATACATGTGTCAGCCGGCCGACGACGACGCGGCTTTCCTCGAATACGATCTGATAGCAGCATGCGAATATCCAACGCACACCGACTGGACGCAGTGTGAAGGCGGCACGTTGTACGCCGGCGTCGATATCGGACGAAAGCATGACCTGACCGTGCTTTGGGTCTTGGAAAAGCTTGGCGATGTGCTCTACACGCGCCATGTCGAGACCCTGAAGAACATGAGCAAGTCGGCGCAGGAGGCGGTCATCTGGCCGTGGATCGAGCGCTGCGGGCGATCATGCTTTGATGCAACGGGTCTCGGCATCGGCTGGGCCGACGACGCTCAGGACAGGTTCGGCGAATATGCCGTCGAAGCCGTGACCTTCACCTCGCATGTCAAGGAGGCGCTGGCCTATCCCGTCCGCTCTCAGATGGAGGACCGCAGGCTTCGCATCCCCTACGACAAGCATGTTCGGTCTGATCTGCGATCGGTGACGAAACAGGTGTCGGCGGCCGGCAATATCCGCTTCACGGCGGAACGGACGCCGGACGGCCACGCCGACCGCTTTTGGGGGCTGGCACTCGCGATCGAGGCGGCCAGCGGCGAGCGGGCCGAATACGGCTATCGCTCTGCCTCGCGTCCCTCAGCGCGACCACTGTTTCCCTCGGCCGACGCCGACGATGACGGCGGGCGGTCCTTTCATTCCGGTTTGCGCGGGAGGCTTTAGAGATGGCTTTGAGAGATTTTCTGAACCGCGTGATCAACGGCAGGCAGCTCACCGAGCATGTGGCGACGGGCAAGACGGGCACGGTGCGCGACCCCTATGGCAACGACCAGGCCGACGGACTGACGCCGCAGAGGCTGGCGCGGATCCTGCGCGCGGCGGCAAACGGAGATCCGTTGGCCTATTTCGAGCTTGCCGAAAACATGGAGGAGCGCGACCCGCATTATCTGGCCGTGCTTGCCACCCGCAAGCGTTCGGTCGCGCAGCTGCCGATCACCGTCAATGCCGCATCCGATGCCGCCGACCACAAGAAACATGCGGAATACCTGCAGAGCTGGATCGACGACGGCGTATTGCGCTCCAGCCTGTTCGACATGCTCGACGCGATCGGCAAGGGTTTTTCGGTCATGGAGATCGAATGGAAGACCTCGGTCGGCAGCTGGACGCCGGGCAAGCTGATCTGGCGACCGCCAACCTTCTTCGATTTCGACCGCGACGACGGCGAAACCCTGATGCTGCGCGAGGCGGCCGGGCTTGTCGATCTCGATCCTGCGAAGTTCATCATCCATCGCTCCAAGGCAAAGTCCGGGCTGACGGTCAAATCCGGGATCGCCCGCGTCGCCGCCTGGGGCTGGATGTTCAAAAACTTCACGCTTAAGGACTGGGCGATCTTCTGTCAGAACTACGGTCAGCCGATCCGTGTCGGCAAATACGACAGCAATGCCACCGAAGAGCAAAAGGACATCCTCTGGAAGGCGGTCAGCCAGATCGCCGGCGACTGCGCAGCGATCATTCCGCGATCCATGGAGATCGCGTTTCAGGAGGTCGGCTCGAAGTCGGCCTCCACCGACATGTTCGAAAAGCGCGTCGACTGGTACGACCGGCAGGTCTCCAAGCTCGTGCTTGGCCAGACGACGACGACGGACGCGATCTCGGGCGGCCATGCGGTCAGCCAGGAACACCGCGAAGTGCAGGAAGACATCGAGCGCTCGGACGCGCTCGATCTTTCAACGACGCTCAACCTGCAGCTCGTGCGCAACATGATCGCCTTCAAGTTCGGGCCGCAGGATCACTATCCGACGTTGTCGATCGGCCGTCCGGATGAAGTGCCGCTTGGCGAGTTCGCGAACGCCTTCGATATCTTCGCCCGCAACGGGCTGAAGCTGCCCGCCAATTTCGTGCGGTCCCGGCTCGGCGCACCCGCGCCGGAAGGCGACGAGGAGACTGTCGGGGGACGGCCGGAAGCGGCTCCCTTAAAGATGACTGCGCGCCAGGCGGTTGACCGGCTGTTCGAAACTTCGGCGCATGCCCGCAAACCCGACCGCGACGACGTCGAGCATCTGACCGATCGCCTCGAGGCGGAAGCGGCCGCCATTCTCGACGGCCAGATCGATACCATCCGGACGGCGCTCAACCAGGCAACCAGCCTTGAGGATGCGGCCCAACGTCTGGCGAAGCTCGACCTGAAGGACGAGGAACTGGCGAAGGCGATGGCGTCGGCCATGATGGTGTCGCATCTGGCCGGCCAGGCGGCGCTGCTGGACGGTCTGGACGATGAACGGAAATAGCGGCCCACAGACGCGCGAGGACGGTTCGGGACGCATCGTCAACCGTCTTTTGCCGGAAAACGCGCCCAGGGGCTTTGAAAGGCCTTTGAAAACGATCCTGTCCCGCTTCCGACCGGCGCTTATGGCAGCTGCTGCCGATCCGCTTGAACTACCCTTCGACGAGGCCATCGCGTTCTTCCGCCAGAAGGTGGCGATCGCGACCAAGAGCTGGCGCGATATCTTCGATGCCGCGCACTCGAAAATGTTCATGGTCGCGGGCGCGCAGTCCGAGGCGCTTGTGAAGGACTTTCAAGGTGCGATCGAGCGGGCCTTGAAGGATGGTACGACGCTCGAAGACTTCCGCCAGGACTTCGACCAGATCGTGAAGTCGCATGGCTGGTCCTACAAGGGCGAGCGCGGCTGGCGAACGCGGGTGATCTTCGAGACCAATCTGAGAACGGCCTATGCGGCTGGCCGCTATGCCCAGCTCAATGCGCCGGAGATCCGCGAGGCGTTTCCCGGCTGGCGCTACAATCACTCCGGCGCGAAGCATCCCCGCAAGGATCATCTTGCCTGGGACGGCAATACCTGGGCGGCTGACGATCCGATCTGGCAATCGATCTATCCGCCGAACGGTTTCGGCTGCGGCTGTTTCGTCACGCCGGTCAGCTTCGCGGCGATCGAGACCACGGGATATTCGCCATCGCCGAACCTCGACCAGCTTGGAACCGATCAGCCGCGCGGCGTCGATCCCAGCTTCGACTACAATCCGGGCGCGGCCTGGCTTGATCGCACCGCGCCTGGCCCGAAAGCGGTGACGGCCGATGAAACGCAGGTCGCCAAATTTGTGCGGGCGGTTCAGCGCGGCAAATGGCCGGACGGCACATGGCAGCCGGTGGCGAAGGCCGGCAAGGCGGATGCGGAGAAGCTGGGCGTCAAGCCGGGGACCGAGGTCCGGCTGTCGGCCGACACGATCAAAAGCCACGGCCACCACGACCGGATATCGCCCGATGCCTATGCGGTGCTGCCGAACTGGCTGAGGAAGAACGGCCGGCTCGCCCAGGACAGGAACGGCCGTTGGGCCTATGTCGGCGAGCATGAGGACGCGAACTATCACGCCGGCCTCAAGATCGTGAAGAAGGAAGGCCGCGAGGAAATCTACCTGACGTCGCTCAGACGGACGACGGCGCGCAAGATGAAGAAGCTGAAATGAAGAGAACGCGCCGGGGGGCCAGAAGTCGCCTTATCCCAATCCCGCTGAAGCGGGCGCTTCCTGCTCGGCGCGTCCTGACAAAAATATAGGCCCTCGGGGCCGGAAAGGCAAATCATGGCCGGCGTGTCGATCACCGCGGAGATCCGCGACAAGGGCCTGTTGAAGGGCATCGGCGGGCTGATGCTCTTGACCCGCAACACCCAGCCGATGATGAACGTCATCGGCGTCGGCCTGGTCGGCTCCACCGTGCAGCGCTTCATCACCCAGACCGATCCGGAGGGCGAGCCCTGGCAGGCGGTCGGCGCCGAGTATGCGGCCGACAAGCGCAACTCCCGTATCCTGACCGAGAGCGGGAGGCTTCGCGACAGCATCACCCACTTCGCCGGACAGGACTACGCCCAGATCGGCACCAATGTCATCTATGCGCGGCCGCACCAGGAGGGCGCGGAGATCGTGCCGCGCAATGCCTCGCATCTCTATTTCCGCATCGGCGGCCGGCTGATCGTTGCCGATCGCGTCGTCTTGCCCGCGCGGCCGTTCCTTGGTATCTCCGATGAGGACCAAACGATGATCCGGACGACCATCGAGAGTTTCATCGTCCGCTTCTCCCGCTCCCGCTGACCTGACGCCTCCCGATGAGGGCATGAACCAGACCCGTGCGCCGGTGTTAGCACTCGGAGCATGAAAAACGCGCTCGCCACACATTCGATTGCATTGAACGCCTCCGGCGCGCCGGAATGGCTGCAGCTTCTGCCGGCAACGGAATTCTCCGGCGTCGACGGACGCGGTCCCTATGCCGCCCCTGATCTTCCCGCCCTGGTCGCCGCGTTCAATGCGGCCGGCCGCAAGCTTGCCGTCGACGAAAACCATTCCACCGATCTTGCTGGCAAGGCCGGGCATCCCGCCCCGGCGCGCGGCTGGATCGTCGCATTGGAGGCGCGGGCCGACGGGCTTTACGGCCGCGTCGAATGGACCGCTGCCGGCAAGGCGCTGATGGATGACCGGGCCTATGGCTTCATCTCGCCGGTGTTTATGCATACCCGAACGAAGCCCTACCGGATCGGCTCCGTCGAGCGCGTGGCGCTGACCAATGATCCGAACCTCACCTTCCTGAAATCCCTCAACGCGAAAGAGGATAATGCGATGCTTGAAGAGCTTCGAGAGGCGCTTGGCCTTCCCGAAACCGCGACCGAGACGGATGCGCTTGCGGCCGTCAAGGCAGCTCACACGGCCAGCGGCAAATACGAGGCGCTGATCAAGCGCGTCGGCAAGATCGCCGAAGCCGAAGGCGACGAGGATGCCGTTGTCACGGCGCTGCAGAGCCGTCTCGAAGCGACCGGCGGCGAGGACGAACTGCGCAAACAGGTCTCCAGCCTGAGCGCGACCGTCACCTCGCTCAATTCTCAGATCACCACCCTGCAATCCGATCACGCCAGGGAAAAGGCCGAGACCGTGATTGATGCGGCCATCACCGGCGGCAAGCTGGTCCCGGCTTTGCGCGATCATTACATCGCCCGCCACCAGAAGGACGCGGAAGGCGTCGAGGCCGAGCTGAAGCTGATGCCGTCCATCCATGGCGGCGGGCTTGGCAAGCGCAAGCCGCCCGAGGCCGGAACCACCGAAATCAGCGCCGAGGACGAGAAGGTCATGGCGCTGATGGGCGTGGACAAGGAAGCCTTCAAGAAACAGCGCGAACAGGAGGCCGAGTAAATGGCCGCGAGCAACGATATCGAGCGCGTCACGCGCAACGGCCTTCTGGCCTCTTTCCCGGTCAAGGCCGCAACGCTGATCTATGGCGGCACCCAGGTGGCGCTTACTGCTGCCGGCCTTGCCGTCAAACCGGACCATGCCGATGCCGTCGCTGTCGTCGGCTGGGCGCGCGAGAGGGCCGACAATTCGCTCGGCGGCGACGGCGCGACCCGCGTCGATGTCTCGAAGGAGATGTTGCGCATCACCCTCGCCGGCGCTGACGCCTCGAACATCGGCGATCCGGTCTATGTCGCCGACGACGACACCTATCAACTGACCAATGGTTCCGGCGAGCTTCAGGCCGGAACGGTCGGCATCGTTGATGCCTCCGGCGTCTGGCTGAAAGCCCTTTGAAGGCGGCCTGAAAGGACACTCAAATGGATATCAATGCCTCTACTCTTCGCGGCGTTTACACCGGTCTTTCGACCGCGTTCAACGCCCGCTTCGCCTCCACGGCCTCGCAATATGCAATGGTCGCGATGGAGGTGAATTCGACCACCGCACAGAACGAGTATCCGCGCCTCGACGAATTGCCGGGCATTCGCGAATGGATCGGCGAGCGGAATGTCGTGCGCCTCGGCGCGCAGACCTATGTGATCCGCAACCGCACCTTCGAGGAAACCGTCTCGATCCCGCGCCCTGCCATCGAGGACGACCAGATCGGCATCTATATGCCGGTTGCCCAGCAGATCGGCCAGCATGCCGCAGAGTTTCCCGACCATCTCGTCTGGCCGTTGTTCAAGAACGGCGAGATCGCGCTTTGCTATGACGGCCAGTATTTCTTCGACACCGATCATCCGGGCTTCGACGAGGAAGGCGAAGAGACGTCGGTGTCGAACTTCACCGCAGGTGCCGGCCCGGCCTGGTATCTGGTCGACGATACGCAGGTCGTCAAACCGCTCGTCTTCCAGAAGCGCCGCGCCTTCAACTTCGTCGCCTATCAGGACGAGAAGGACGCCAACGTCTTCTTCAACGACGAGTTCATCTGGGGGACCTCCGGCCGCTGCAATGCCGGCTACGGCATGTGGCAGACGGCGCACAAGTCGAAGGCTGCTCTGACGCCCGAAAGTTTCGCGGCCGCCCGCGTCGCCATGCAGACAATCCGCAAGCGCGACGGCAGCGTCATCAACCTGCGGCCCACCAAACTGATCGTGCCGCCGGCGCTTGAGGGTATTGCCCGCGCCATTCTCGAAGCCGAGCGCAACGATGCCGGCGCGACCAATATCTGGCGCAACACCGCCAAGGTCGAGGTGGTCCCCTACCTCGCCTGACGCAGACAACCCGGCGCGGGGCAGCCCGCGCAGGGCCTTGCGCAAACCGCTAGCGTCAGCGGCTTCCGTAAAGCCCTCGAAGGAGAACCTCTATGGCAAGCAAGATCACCATTATCTGCCGCAACCCCGGCATGCGCCGCGCCGGCATCAAGCATCCGGCGTCCGCCACCTATCCCGCGACGAAGTTCAGCAAAACCGAGCTGGACGCCTTCCGCGCCGATCCCGCCTTTGAGGTGATCGACGGCGAAGCGCCGGCAGCGACCACGATGGTCGCACTGGCGGCGGCCAAGGACGAAGCGAAGGCAAATGCCGACGCGCTCGAAAAGGCGAAGGGCGAGCTGAAGGACAGCAACGCATCGCTTGAGGCAGCCCGCAACGAGCTGAAGGAAGCGCTCGCGGACAATGACACGCTGCGCACCGACCTTGCCGCCCGCCAAACCGAGATCGAAGGCCTGAAGAAGCAGGTCGCGGATCTCGAAGCCGCAAACCAGGCGCAGAAGGAAACGGCTGAGAAGGCCGCGAAAACGACGCCCAAGAAATAACCGAAGGGCGGTCTGGTCCGGCTCGCAAGGCCGTCAGCACCCGTTGGGGAACCTTGGAAGGTAGGGGCAAAGCCCGCCGCCCGCCCACTGACACGAGAAGCAAGCGCGATGTACGCCACCGTCAACGACATGATTGCCCGCTTCGGCGAGACGCATCTGATCCGGCTCTCCAATCCGGAGGACCGCACGGCCGAGACCGTCGACGCGGCGAAGGTCGAGCGCGCGCTTGCCGACGCGACCGGCGAGATCGAGGGCTATCTGCGCGGCTATTACGCGCTGCCCGTTGCCGCACCGCCCGCCGATCTAGTGCGCGCCACCTGCATTCTGGCGCGCTATGAGCTCGCCCAGGGCGAGCATGTGACGCCCTCCGACGAGATGACCAAGGGCCGCGACGATGTGCTGAAGTGGCTGCGCGAGGTCTCCTCGCGCCGCGTCCATCTCGACGCGCCGTTGGCTGAGGGCGCGACCGGCTCGAGCGTCGGCTCCGGACCGCGCTATTCCGACCGGCCGCGCGACTTCACCTATGACACGCTGCGGGGGGCATGATGGCCATCAACCCCGCCCTTTCCATCATCGCCCGCCAGTCGCCGCTGATCGAAGAGCGGTTGCGGATTGCCTTCCCGGAGAAGGTCTTCGCCTTCGAGCGCGTCCCGATGGCCATGTCGCTGAGGGAATTCAACCGCGTTTCGCGTCTGACGCCGTTTCTCGGTCTCGCCTGGATGGGCATGAAAACCGGCAATGATGCCCGGCTGTTGTCGGGTACGATGCAATGGCGGCTGTTTCTGGTCTACGCGGCGTCCTCGGGCCTTGAAGCGCGGTTCAAAGGCGATATGCGCGGCCTCGGCCTCGACGCCATGACCGACGTCGCCGCCGTGGTCTTGAACGGCGTGAGCTTCGACGACGCCGGCGTCATCACTGTGACGGGCGCGAACCCGATCGTTGCCGATGGCTTTGCCGACGACAATATCGCGCTTGCCCAGCTGGATTTCAGCTTTTCCTTCGTCGCCTCGACAGCCGAGCTCGCGCTTGAAACCGCCGACGATTTCGATGCGCTCGGCGTCACCTGGGCGCTTGCGACAAGCGACGACATCACCCCTCAAGACGAAATCACGGGAGCCTGACAGATGGCCGATTTGAAATTCGTGAAACCCGGCGCGGGTCTGACGTCTGTGCCTCTGCCGAATGGCGATGTCGTCACGGCCGAAGGCCTTGCCGTCAACAACACGCTGTTTGTGCGCCGCCGCCTGAAGGATGGCGACCTGGTCGAGGCCAGACGCCCGGCCGCGACCAAGACCACCACCCCTGAAAAGGACTGATCGATGACCTTTGATGAAATCCCGATGACCTGGTACGACCCCGCGGTCTTTATCGAGGTCAAGCCGAATTACAGCCAGAAGGGCGTCTACGCCTGGCCGGAAAAGGTTCTGGTCGCCGGCCACAAGCTTGCCGCCGGCACGCTCGAACCCGGCCAGACCCGCCAGATCACGCGCGGCGACGAGGCGATTGCCTGGTTCGGCCGTGGCTCGATCGGCGCCGAGCAGGTCGCCGCCTTCCGCAAGGTCAACAAGACGACGCCGCTCTATGTGACGGCGCTTGAGGATGCCGGCGACGCGGTCAAGGCCACCGGCACGATCACGTTCACGGGTGCGGCATCCCAGTCGACCGTGCTGCGGTTCAAGATCGCGGGCCGACAGGTGCGCATGACGGCGCTTGCCACCGATGCCGTCGCCGACCTTGCCACAAAGCTTGCGGCCGCCATCAGCGGCGACCCCGATATCGTTGTGACCGCAACGGCCGCCGCCGGCGTCGTCACCGTGACGGCGAAGAATGGCGGCGAGATCGGCAACGACATCGACCTGCGCGTCGACGCGGCCGCCCAGCCGGTGCCCGATGGCCTGACGATCGCGATTGCCGATATGGCGGGCGGCTCGGGCAATCCGGACCTCACGGACGTGCTCGACCTGATCGAGAACAGCTGGTTCACCAAGCTCGTGCATCCCTGGTCGGATAACACCAATGTGCAACTCTTCGCCGAATGGCTGAAGACGCGCTATGTGGCGACCGCCAGGCTCGACTGCCATGGCTTTACCGGCAAGCGGGCAACCTATGCCCAGGCGGTGGCGCTCGGCGATCTGACCAATTGCGCCTATCTCTCGCTTTCCTGCCTGTCGCGTTCGCCGACATCGTCCTGGGCGCATGCGGCCGCCGACTGCGCGCTTGCCGCCTTCCATCTGTCGAACGACCCGGCCCGGCAGCTCAAGAGCCTTGTGGTGACCGGCGTGGAAGCGCCTGACAGCGAGGACCAGTTTACCCAGGAGGAGCGCAATCTCCTGCTCCAGCACGGGATCTCGACCTATCTTCACCTTGATGACGGCTCGACCGTGATCAACCGCATGGTGACCACCTACAAGAAGACCGCGCTCAATGTTCTCGACGATGCCTGGATGGACATCATGGTGCCGGCCACCATGTCGCGGATCCGCTATGACTGGTCGGCCTATTTCAATTCGCTCTATCCGCGCGCCAAGCTGATCGACGACGGCAAGCAGTTCCAGCCGCGCCGCGCCGATGGCGACAGGGCGGCGGGCTCGGCCGTGGTATCGCCGGGCCGGATCAAGGGCACCTGGGCGGCGCGCTGCCAGCGCTATGCCGGCCTGGTCTGGATCGAAAACGCCGAGGCGACGATCGAGGCGTCGACCTTCGAGCGCGATGAAACCGACCGCAACCGCACCAATGCGCGCCAGATCGTCCAGATCGTCGGCAACCAGATGGTGTTTGCCTCCAGCCTCGAATTCCTCGTTTAAGGAGACCCCGCGATGCAGACGCTTGGCATTGTCGATATCGTCTGGAAAGGCCGGACGATCCCCGTCGAAAAGGGCGCGAAGCTCCGCCTTGGCGGGATCAAGAACAACGCCGTCACCTATGGTCGCGGCGTTGCCCGCGCCCAGGAGTTCCAGGGCTCCGAGGTGACGGCAACCACCAATCTCGAAAAGGGTCAGTCGCTGGTGAGCCTTCTGGATCACGAGGAAGGCGAGCTTCAGGTCGTGTGCGACACCGGCCAGACTTACGTCTTCGAGGATGCCTTTCTCGTCGACGACAAGCCGGAAGCCACTGGCGGCGAAGGCGGCAAGATCGAATTGAAATGGGCCGCTGGCGAAGCACAGGAGATCATCGGATGAGCGCGCGCACCAAAGCTGAAATCGCAATTGACCTTGATGGCGACGACGCCATCGTTGACGAAACCGAGGTTGAGGATGTTGCCGTCTTCGGCGATGCGATAGCGGCCGACGATGAAATCGTCGACGAGGACGCCACCGACCCGCTCGACAAGCTTCCGTCGCATGCCATCCGCAACGACGACGGCACGATCACGCTGCCGCTCTACGACACTGTGCGCATCAAGGTCCGCGCCTCGGGCAAGATCAAGGAGAAGGTGTTCAAGAGCCTGACCTTCCATCGTCTCAACGGGGCCGACACCCGTGTGATCGGTGAAGCGCCGGACAACATGCAGAACATCGTCACCTTCGCGCGCTCATGCCGCCTCAACCAGGCTGTGATGAACGCGGTCTGGGACAAGATGGACGCAAGCGACATTGCCAATGGCGGCCGGGTGCTGAACCATTTTTTGACCAGTGGCCGGAAAACGCGGACGTCCTGATCGGCTTCCTTGCTGAAACGAGCAGCTTCAGCGCGGCCGAAATCCTGAATATGGACGATCGGGAACTGCGGTTCTGGTGGAATGCGATCATGACGGCGCGCAAGGCGATGAAGGAGAACTGACATGGCTGCCGGACAGATGGCGCTCGACGTTCTTGTTCGCCTGCGCGACCTGATGAGCGGCCCGCTGCGCCGGCTGTCCGGCGCGGTACGAGGCTTTACCTCGCTCGCCAGTCGCATCGGCATCGTCGGCGCGGCGATCGCCGGCATCTCCTTCATAGCACCGATCTCGGAGGCGGCAGAGTTTCAGCAAACGCTGCTGGACATGGCGGGCACGGCCGAACTCACCGGTGCGGCCGCATTCAAATTTACCGAAGACCAGAAATCGCGGTTCGAAGACCTTGCGCTTGCCACGGGGCAGACTTCGGAAGGAATCTCATCCGCCGTCGCCAACATGTACGCAGCCGGTCTCGATGGTGCGCTGATCGACGGCGCGATCGATGATATCGCCAGGGTTTCCACGGCAGCCAACGCGGCAACGGACGATATCGCCGCAGTTGCCACGGCGTCCATGCTCACACTGGGTGTACCCGCCAACGAGATCGAACGAGTTCTGGCGATGCTGGTGACCTCTGGCAAGCTAGGGGCTTTCGAACTGAAGGATATGGCGCGCTATTTCCCGTCACTTACAAGCCAGGTGGCAAAGTTCGGCGTCAAAGGACAGGAGGCCGTTGGCTTCCTTGGGGCGGCTCTGCAGATCGCGCGCAAGGGCACGGCTGATCCGGCCGAGGCCGCGAACAACCTCAAGAACTTCCTGTCGAAGATCCTCGCGCCGGCGACGGTCAAGAACTTCGCCGAGATGGGCGTCGATATCCAGGCGGTGATGCAGGATGCCGCCACGAAAGGCATCAATCCGATCGAGGCGGTCCTACAGAAGGTGACAAAGCTCACCGGCATTTCTGAAAATCAGATTGCCGATATGATGGAAACGGCCAAGGCCAACGGGCTTGAAGGCGCTGAGGCGCTCGACGCCGTCCGCGAGCAGCTCGCCCAGATCGCCGGCGCTGGCGCGCTCGGGGAACTTTTCCAGGACCAGCAGGTCATGGATTTCCTGATTCCGTTCATGGCCAATGTCGATGAGTACAAGGCGATCCGCGACAAGATGGCGACCGCCGACGGCTCGGTAATCGCCGCCGACTTCGACACCCAGATAGAGGGGCATAACCGCCAGCTCATCACGTTCCGCGAGATCGGAACGCAGGGCGTTCGCGAGGTCGGGATGGCCTTTGGCGAATGGCTGCCGAAGATCAACCAACATCTGAAGGCCGGGTTGGCTCAGCTGCGCGCCTGGAACGATGAGACCGACGGCGCGGTGGATAAGGCTCTAGTCTTCGCCGGCGCGGCTGTGCTGCTCGGCGGAGCGCTCGGGGTCGTGGGCTTCGTTCTGCCTGCCGTGATTGCAGGGCTGCAGCTGCTTGCCTCGCCGTTCCTGATGGCCTCGCGCGGAGCGTGGACGCTCGGGACATATCTCTACCGCGCCGCTGCCGGCACGATCGCGCTGCAGACGGCGCTCGCCACCATGAGCGGCGTGAAGCTGTCGTGGCTGGGGCGGCTGGCCGTGGGGCTACGCGGGATGCTGTTTGCGATTCCGGGCATCAGCTGGCTGGCAAGCGGCCTTGCGGCGATCGGCGGCGCGGCGGCGGCCGTCACGGCTCCGGTCTGGGCGCTGATCGCCGCCGTCGCCGGGGTGGCCTTCGCCGTCTGGCGCTATTGGGAGCCGATCTCGAATTTCATCGCCGGCTGGTCCTCGGTGATGTGGGATGCCATCGCCGATGTGATGGGCGCGCTGACCGACTTCGCTGGCTGGGTCGATAGCCAGCTGATCGACCTTGGCGCTGCCTTCGGCATCGACGTTCCGGCCGTCCGCGCCCAACTGGCGGATGCGCGGGCCGTCGTCGAGGGCTGGTGGAGCTGGCTCACCGGCTGGTTCTCCAGTCTCGATCTCTGGGGCAGCATCAAGTCGGCCTTCACCATGAAGGACTATTCCGACGAGATGGAAGCTGGTTTCCGCGATGCTGGTGCAAAGGCGGCGCAGGCCATGGTCGATGCCGTCAAGGGCAAGATCGATGAGTTGATTACCTGGTTCAGCAACATTGGCAGCCGCATTCTCGCTGCGATCGGCAACATCAACATCTCTTCGCTGATCAGCTGGCCGAGCTGGGAGGACCGTCCGAAGTGGATGGGCGGCACTGGCGGGATGCAGAGCCAGCAGCTGCCGCAGCAACCGGCGAACAATAATTCGGCGGAAATGAGCGGCAAGATCGTAGTGGAAAGCGCGCCTGGCACGAACGTAGTGTCGACATCCTCACAGTCGAAGGGCGGAAACTTCACGCTTCAAGGCGGCAATTCTGTGGGAATGCCCTGATGGCGAGGCTTCCGGGATTGGTGCAGGGCTTTTATCGGGGCATCGCCTTTGACGTGCCGGATACGTCGACCACGGCCGGAAGACGTCTGGTCGAATATCTGTTTCCAGGCATCGACGACGCGGCCTATGACGATTTCGGGCGCAATGCCGGAGAGATCACGCTCAATGGCGTGATCATCGGCGACTTTTACCAGGCGCAGGCGCTTGCCCTTGAGGCCGCGTTCGAGCGGCCGGGGCCTGCCATGCTTATCCATCCATGGCGCGGGCCGATGCAGGTGATCCTTGCCGAGCCGGCCACGATCTCGGTCGCCTCGCGGGAGCTGCGCGCCGTCCGGTTTTCCGCGAAGTTTCGTCGGGTTCAAACGGGCTTTACGAGCCTTTCAAACGGGCTTTCAGGGGTGCTTTCGGCCGTGGCCCTGGTTGGCCTGGCCGCTTCGGCACTGTCCTCGGTCGTCTCGACGCGCGCGATCTCGGCCGCCCGGACGCGTGCGGTCGGCCGTAGCGCCGGCATTGTGCGCGCAGCCGTCGGCCAGTTGCAGCCGGTCGCAGGTTCCGGCCGGTTCCTGCCGCGCCTCAACCAGACAGCCCGATCGATGGCACCCACGACGCCGGAGAGCTTTGACGGCGCGCTCGTCCAGTTGAGCGGACGATTCGGCGAGGCCTCCGACGCGCCATTCGTGGCAGCGGCGGCCGGGGCCGAACCGGAGAACAACGCAAGGCCCGAGGCGCTGACGTCGCTTGGTGCGGCCCTGTCGGACGCGGTGTCGGCGGCGATCGACGATGCGCCGTCGGATCCCGATCGCGCTCTTCTGGCGTGCGCCGCGGCGCATTGCCTGGCGCAGGCCGTCGCGCAAATCCCCTATACCCCTTTCGCCAGCGCGGAACGCGCGCTGTCAACGCGTTCGCTCACGCTGTCGGCGGCCGACCGGCTAATCGCGGCTGCCGGGAGCCTGTCATCCGGCCGCTATGAGGGCGAGGCCGACGGGTTGGTTTCCGGGCTTGAAACGCTGAAGGCGGAGACGTCGGCCGCGCTCAACGAGATCATAGGGCAATTGCCGGAAACGCTGGCCGTGGAGCTCGCCAGCCCTACCGACGCCTGGCTGGTCGCCGCCCATGTCGCCGGCGACGATCCGGCCGGGCTTGAAGCGGTCTGGCTCGATATCGTTTCGCGCAACCGTCCGCGCCATCCGGCCCGGTTACCGGCCGGCGAGGTGAAGGTGTTGAGACAATGATTGAGGTCACGATCGACGGCGCGCGGTTCGACGGCTGGACGGGCGCGGAAGTGGCGCTCGACATGAAGGAGTTCGCAGCCCATTTCTCGCTCTACTGCCATGATCACGCGGCATCGGCGGCAACGCTCGCCCATGTCCATGGCGCGAAGAACAAGCGGCTGAAGCGCGGCACGAAGGTCTCGATCAAGGTCGACGGCACGGTCGTTCTGAACGGTCATATCGAAAAGCGCTCCTCCAATATCGAGAGCCAGTTCGCCGACATCACCGTGGAAGGCCGCTGCAAGCTCGGCGACCTGGTCGACTGCACGGCGCTCATCGATGACACGCCGGCCGAAATGCACAATGTGAAGCTGGAAGACGCGGTCAGCCGCATCATCAAGCCCTACGGTCTTGGCGTCCGCAACGAGATCGACACCGGCGCGCCGTTCGCGCGCTATTCGATCGACCTCGACGAAAGTCCGTTCGTTGCGATCGAGAAAGGCGCGCGGCAGCGCCAGGCGCGCGTCCTGTCTGACGGCGTCGGCAATGTCGTGATCACCCGAACCGGCGAGCAGAAGGCGGCAGGCAGGATCTCGCTGCCGGGGAATGTTCTGAAGGCCTCGATCGACGAGAGCGATGAGGGCCGCTATTCGAAAACCGTGGTGCGCGGCACGTCGGAACGGGCCGGCAAGGCGCGCGGCCAGGCGAAGCTCGACGTGACGGCCGAGCCGCTTCCGCCCGCCGATCGGGCGGCGGGCGACGGCGCTGCCACCAGCGCCGAGCGCGCCGGCACGGCGGCGACGGGCGTGGCGGAGGATGAGGAAATCGGCCGCTACCGACCGAAGGTCTATCTGGCCCGCACCAAGGCCGATCATGATGCAGCCCGCGCCGAGGCGGAATGGCGGCGCAACACGGCGCGCGGAGCGGCCGAGGAGATCACCTATGTCATGAAGGGGCATTCCGTCGACGGCGCGCTCTGGCGGCCGAACACGATCGTGCCGGTCTCCGACGCCTTCAACGACATCGCGCGCGACATGCTGATCTCGAAGGTGACCTTCATCCAGAACAATGATGACGGCGCGATCACCAGTCTCGCCGTGACCTCTCCGGACGCGTTCCAGGAGGGCGATCCGAAGAGGAAACAGCGCAAGAACAAGGTCGCCAAACCGAAGAAGGCGCTGGATACGACAGCGGAGCCATTGTGAGCGGCGCCAGGAGGACCAGATGACCGACACCAATCGCGGGATGATCCGTAGGGCCGTGCTCAAGAACGTCAGGGATGACGGCGCGATGCAGACCGCCTCGGTCGAGGTCGCCGATGGCGTCTGGCGTGACAATGTCGAGATCATGCAGCCCTATGGCTTCGCGGCCCACGTGCCCGAGGACGGCGCGCTGGCGATCGTGCTGGCGGTCGGCGGCGATGAGGGCGATCTGGTCGTTCTGCCCGTCGCCAATCCATCGGCGCGCATGGGCGGGCTGAAGGAAGGCGAGGTCGGCTGCTACAACAAGAGCGGCGATCGGATGATCTTGCAGGCCGACGGCACGCTCGATATCAAGACCGGCGCGCAAATCACGATCCAGACCGACGCAGGCGTGTTCATCACCGCCCAGATCGTCAAGGTGACCGGCGACATCGAAGCGACCGGCAATGTGACCGACAAGAACGGCTCGATGCAGGAAATGCGCGACCGCTATAACGGCCACAACCATGCGGGCGGTCCTCCGCCAAGCCCCAACATGGACTGACATACCCCCAAAGGCAGGCATGACCGGAATACGCGCGCGCGTGGCATTTTCGCGGGCATGTTTTGCGATGCCGCCCTCATTCTCGATGCAGATGCCCGCGCCTGCGATCTCGCGATCGGAGACGACGGCGATCTCGTGATCGACGTGACGCCAGCGACGCCCATGCTGCTGTCGATCGGCTTCGATGCCCGTGCGCTCGATGGCGATGAATTGCCGGACGGGCGGACGCAATGGGATGCCGCCCCCTCCTCTCTGCTCGAGCGGCGCGGCAGCCCCGGCGATGCGCTGGATATCGACGGGCGTTTCGCCGGCTCGAGGCTCTGGCTGCTGTCGCGCAACAAGCGGACAGAGGAGACCCGTCTGCTGACGGAGTATTTCGCCAGCGAAAGCCTGTTCTGGGCCGAGGACATGACCGGCGAGGCCGCTGAGGTCGAGGCCTGGTGGCATGCCCGCAACATGCTGCGGCTTCGATGCTCGGTTGCCGGCGAGGCGATCACGGTTTCCAAGAGGGTCGACCGATGAGCCGGCCGATCGACAGCGCCAAGACGATCGCCGCGCGCATGGCGACGACGCTGGAAACCGGTCTGGCCGCCGTGCTCGATGCCAAGGGCATTCGCTACACCGCCAAGGCCATTTCGTTTTCGGTGCGCTCCTCGCGCGGCCTGCTTGCCTGGATATTGCGTGCGGTGGCGCTGGAGCTCAGATCCGTTCACGGCCACATCGCATGGTGGGGCCGGCAATATTTCGTCGACACGGCCGAGGACGAATTCGTGCTGCGTCATGCCTCGATCTTCGGGGTCAAACAGCGCGATGCGACCTTCGCTATCGGCTCGGTGACGATCACCGGAGATCCGGGCACCGTGCTTCCGGCCGCGCTGCAATTGTCGTCTTCCGAGGGACTGATGTTCGCGCTCGATGCCGAAGCGACGATCGGCGCGGGCGGGACTGTCATCGCCTCGGCAACGGCGACGGCGGTGGGGCCGGGCAGCAATTACGAAGCCGGCATCAAACTGACCACGGTCGATCCGTGGCCGGAGATCGACGCGATCACCATCACCACCGCCTTTTCGGGCGGAGCGGATGAAATGTCCGTTGCCGAGTTGCAGGCCGCGACCATCGCCCATATCCGCAAGCCGCCTCAGGGCGGGGCCGGCTATGACTACCGCGACTGGCTCGATGACGCGTTCGCAGTGAAAGCGGTCAAGACTATCCCCGACGTCATCGGCCGTGGTTCGCTCGGCGTTGTCGTGGCGATCAAGGACGCTGACGGCAATGGCCGCGCTCCGACCGAGGATGAACGCACGGCCATGCTTTTACACCTTGGCAGGCCGTTGACGGCGGAAGGCCTCCGCCCGGTCACCGCTTATGTCAGCGTCCATGCGGCCGAGATCACGGAGGTGCCCATTACCGTGCGCCCGCGACCGGACACGCCTTTGGTGCGCGCGGCCATCGAGGAGGCGTTTCAACGCTTCATCAACACGCTTGGCGGCGATGATGACGTCGGCAATGAAACACCGATCGGCGCAACGATCGAACGCTCAAGACTGGTCGAGGAAATCTCGGCCGCCAACGGCGAATACGCCCATGACCTGATCGTGCCGGCCGAGACCTACACGCTTGGCGCCTATCAGTTCCCGGTCGCTGGCGTGATTACCTGGGCAGGTGCGGCATGAGCGCGGGCAGGAAAAGTTGCAGACTTTTCCGTTCGCAACGCGCGAACAGGAAAAAAGCATGAGGCGGCTTATCGATATCGCCCGATCGATGCGTAGCCACTGGCCATTCGGCTTTGCCCGCCCGGCCGAGGGCGGCGTGATGGACGCGATCGACCGGGCGATCGCCAGCGAAATCCTGATCGCCGAACAGGCGGCGGCCCGACTGATGGACGAGGTCGACCCGCGCACGGCCGACGACTATCTGGCTGACTTCGAACGGGTGCTCGGGCCGGACCCGGCAAAGCGCGATTTGCTGCTCGCCGGCATCGACGATCGCCGCAAGCTTGCCCATCAGCGCTGGACGGCCAAGGGCGGGCAGTCCATCCCCTATTTCCTGAAGATCGGCGACGATCTCGGCCTCGACATCACGATCACCGAGTTCTGGCCGTCGCGCGCCGGCGTGCTTCGGGCGGGTCAGCCGCTCATTGCCGATGGCGAGCAGTTCACCTGGCTGATCTCGATGCCCGCTGTTGAGGTGATTCCGTTTCGCGCCGGCCAGGGCCGCGCCGGCCAGTCGCTGGCAAGCTTCCAGATCAACGGTTCGGCGGAGGCCTATTTCCAGCTCATCAAGCCGGCGCACACCCGTCTTGTTTTTGAATATCCCGTGCGGGGCTGGTGGGATGCGACCCGCTACCAGGCAACGTCTGCCTATGACGGCGAGCGATGGTGGCCGGCAGCAATAATGGACTTCGCGAACAACCGCTATGCGGCATAGGAGACCTTGAATGGACAGGATTACAGGCACAGCAGTCGCCGACCTCGGCGGCGGAAAGCGCGGCTTCCAGGACCAGGTGGTTTCCACCGGTGCGGGTAGCCAGGAGGGCACCGTTGTCACGGCCGAGTGGCTGAACGGCGTGCAGGAGGAAATCCTGAATGTCATCACCAGGGCGGGACTGGTTCCCGCGGCCGGCGATTTCACCCAGCTCGCCCAGGCGATCCAGGGCGCTCGGCTGAGCTACGCCGAAGCTTCTGGCACTGTTAATGCGCTGACCGTTTCGCTATCACCCGCGCCAACGGCGCTGCGAGCCGGATTGTTGGTTCGGGCTTTGATAGCAGCGCCGAACACAGGCTCGGCCACATTGAACGTCAACGGCCACGGAGCGAAGGCTATTGTCAATCGCTTTGGGTTGGATCTGACGGGTGGCGAACTGACAGGTATCGTCGATTTTGTCTATGACGGAGCGAAATTCTATGCACCCGTCGCCCAATCCTTCCTCGGCGAAGACCGGACCTACTACGTGAATTCCGCAACGGGTAGCGATACCGATACAGGGCTTGCCGCCGGATCTGCTTTCGCTACGATCCAGCGCGCGCTCGACGTCGCCAGCGCGGTCAATCTGAACGGCCATGATATCACGATATCTGTGGCCGACGGGTCGTATCCGCACTTTGCGTCAAGCCGGTCTGTGACTGGCGGCAAGATCTCGATTGAGGGCAACCTTGCTGCTCCGTCGCAAGTTTCTGTCGTGGCCAGCGGTGGCAACCCAGGGATCTCCATATCTCATGGTGGATATGCGGTCGCCGGTTTTGCCCCGCAGCCCTCCGCAGGGCAGAGCGCCATATCCGTCGTCGCCGCGACGGTCGAAATAGGATCGATGCATCATAGCGGCGTTTCGGGTGGTGCCCATATTGCCTGCGGCGCGGGCGGTGCGATCTTCCTCTCTGGCTCCCACTCGATCGCCGGCGGCGCAAGCATCGGTCATCTCTACGCGGCGGACGGCGGATCGATCCGCTCGGCGGCAAGCCTGCCAAGTGTCGAATTCGTGGCGACCTCGCTCGGCTTCGGCGCCTTCGCGGTGGCGACAAACGGCTCCATCAACGCTCTCTATTCCGCTTTCGCAGCCGCTGGCAACGCGACAGGTCCACGCTACGCCGCATCGCTCAACGGCGTGATCAACACCAACGGCTCCGGCAGCACCTACTATCCAGGCTCAACGGCCGGAACAACAGTGACAGGCGGCCAATATGCATAAGGAGACTTGCCGATGACCACGTTCGCAACGCCACCCCTTTCGCAGACATGGACGGAAATCGCCGACGGGGCTGACGTGGCCGCTATCCTGATCCAGCTGCGCGATGAAAGTCCCGCTCATATCTTCGTCGGCGCTGACGCGCCCGCCGCTTCGACGGAGCATTATTTCACGCTCCGCAGGACGGCCTTTCCCGGCGCGGCTTTCGAGCCGCTTGCCGAAGAAAAGGTCTGGGCGCGTTCCGCCACAAGCGTGGCCGCTACGCTTGAAGCCGATCGGAGGGCGCGCTGATGCGCTCGCTGCCGCCTTCCTGGTCGGGTTTCTGGCCCTTTCCTTCAGCCGCGCGAGCGCGCGACGGAAACTGGTGGGCGGCTGCGCCCTTTCAGGCGGAGGACGCCGGCACGGAGCTGACGCTCGGCGCGGCCGCCGTCATGGATTTTGCCGGTAACCGCTATGCGCTCACGGACGGCTGGTGGGAGCTGCCGGCCTATGCGGCGTCAGACGCCGGAAAGACCGTGCGGCAGCCCGCCGCCATTTTCGATTTTTCGGGGGACAGCTATGCAGGCTAAGAGCTTTGCCGACATGATCACCTTCACCCGGCCGGGCGCTGCGACCTATGTCGGCGCAGACGGCTTGATCCATACGGCGGCGGCGAACGTGCCGCGCTTCGACTACACCAACGGGCGGCGGCAATTGCTGCTTGAGGGCCCGGCGACGAACCTCATTCTCAATTCTCCGGCTCTGTCGACGCAATCCGTCACGGTCTCGGCCGCAACATACACGCTGAGTTTCCAAGGCACGGGGACGGTCACTCTGTCCGGGGCTTATTCTGGAGCGCTTGTGGGCACGGGGGCATCGGATCGGGTATCGCTGACCTTTGCCGCGACTGCGGGGACGTTGACCGCCACGGTTACGGGCAGCGTCGCCAATGCGCAGGTCGAGGCCGGTTCGTTTCCCTCCTCCTATATCCCAACGGCCGGCAGCGCCGTGACGCGTCCGGCCGACAGCGCACGGTTGACCGATGCGGTCGCCGAGCTGGCGCAGCGCGATGCGGTCAGTATCGTGGCGCAAGCCTTCCAGCCCTTCGCAACGAGCTTTACCCGTCGGTGGATGGGCACGAGCCACACGATAATGGGGCTGGACACGAGCAAGAAGCCCTCCCAGTGGGATGGCGCGGGGCCTGTCTTGTCAATTCCCTCCGGGGTTGACGATCAGGCCGATCTCGGGCTCGGCGTGGCCTGGGATGGTTCGGGGCGTCGGATTTCGGCTGCGGGCATCTCGGCAGAAGACGCGCATCAACCGGCATTCACCGGCAATGTGTTTCTCGGGCGTGATCAGACCGGCAATTTCGCCCCCGGCTGGTACGATCAGTTGATCATCTGGCCGTTCCGGATGACGGACGAAGACCTTGCGGCAAAGGCGGTGTCCTATGCATGACCATTTCCTGAAATTCGCAGATCACGCCGAGGCATTGTCGGTGCTTGAGACCATCGGCGTGACAATTCCCGTCGGCGAAATCGGCTATCTCGACGCCGGCCTGCCGGAGGGGCTTCTGGCGCTCAAACCCGTCGGAGCGGCTTGCGACGGTCTGGTCTATGCGCCGACCGGCGAGACCGCGACCGATGGCGAGGGCTTTGACTATCCGTTGATGGACGCCGTCGAGGGCTTCCACGTCAATCTCCGCATGGCCGATGGCGCGGCGCTTCCGGCGGCGCTCGTTGACTTCGCGGTCGCGCCGGAGCCAGCAACGCCGGCCGAAAGGTTTGCCTGAGCAAAGACAGGACGCAGGCAGGTGGCCAGGGCCTCACGGCTCTGGCGCGGCGGGGTCAAGTTTGGCGACAGAACCCGCCGGGCAGCACGAAAACGATAACCGCCACACCCGCACCCCGAAGGGCACGGGCTTTGTGGCTGAGTCGTGAGATATTTGAAATGGTAAATCAGCGCCCGGTTGCCCCGGCCGTTCCCGCAGCCGGTTATATCGGCGGCAAGCGCATCCTGTCGAAGACCGTGATCCGCAAGATCAACGCGGTTCCCCATGACGGCTATGCCGAGCCCTTCGTCGGCATGGGCGGCGTGTTCCTGCGCCGCGATCGCCAGCCGAGGACGGAGGTGATCAACGATATCAGCGGCGATGTCGCCAATTTCTTCCGCATCCTGCAGCGGCATTTTCCGCAGTTCATGGACACGCTCCGCTTCCAGATCTCCGGAAGGCGGGAATTCGAGCGGCTGATGAAGACCGACCCGACGACCCTGACCGATCTCGAACGCGCCGCCCGCTTCCTCTACCTCCAGCGCCTCGCCTTCGGCGGTAAGGTGGCTGGCCGCAATTTCGGCGTCAGCAAGACCACCGGCGCGCGCTTCAACCTGGTCAAGCTCGCCTCGACGCTGGAGGACATCCACGAGCGCCTTTCCGGCGTCGTCATCGAATGCCTGCCCTGGCAAGACTTCATCCGCCGCTATGACCGGCCGGGCATGCTGTTCTATCTCGATCCGCCCTATTGGGGAAACGAGGGCGATTATGGTGCAGGCGTCTTCGGCCGGGCGGATTTCGAGGCGATGGCGAAGGTCCTAAGCGGCCTTCAAGGCACCTTCATCCTGTCCTTAAACGCCGTTCAAGGCGTCTTCGAAACCTTCTCACAGTTCGACATCGAGGAGGTCGACTGCACCTATTCGATCTCGGAGGGCAATGGCAAGGACGTGAAGGAGGTCATCATATCGCCAGCAAAGTCTTTACATGCCTAAGTTCTAGTCGCTCAAAAGTCTTCACAAAAAAAAGCGAAGTTTGTCTGTTTGGTATTGCGAAAGCCACTGGCTCTTGCAAACAATCTTTGGGAAGAACTCGGGGGAAAAAATGATAGAGCCAATCGAATTAAAAGCCCAACCAATGCCGCCTGCCTTGAATATCCATATCGAGCCGGACGAGCCGATCGAGTTGGCAAATATGCTTGTCTCTCTTGAGGCTATTGGAAGGCGATACAAAATATTCGCTACCAACGAATTTAGCCTGAAACGGGGAGAGCACGCTCGTCTTTTTGTGTCGAGCATAAAACCGGGCTCGATCGACATCTCCCTAATTCCCGATATATACGACGCCAGCGCAGCTGGAATAGGGGCCATTGCTGCTATTAGTGTAGGCGATGCCACTGGCGCGGTTGCATCATTCGGACAATCCCTTAAGGCGCTCCTGAACCTTTTTGATAGTGCCGATGACGCAGACGATCAGTCCGACGTGGAAATCACCGTTCAGGATTGCAATGACGCGATAAATATCGTCAAGCCCACTGCAGAGGCTGGTGGGAGCCAGACATTCAATGTCTACAATATCGCCGGGGACGCTGTCTTCGCCCTGGAGGTTGATGAGGGTCGATCTAAAAGAGTGATGCGCCGAGCTGTTGATAAAAAGGAAGAGCTCGAAGTTCCGTCCATAGAGCGTTTCAAAAATGTTGCGCTCATATGGAAAACATTTGACCGATCCGCAGCAAGGGTCGACGGTTCCCGAAGCCCAGATAAGGCAATAATCGAGGAAATTAGCGACAAACCAAAGTCGGTTTTATTCGGTGATGACCAGACGGAAATAAAGTCAGCGATCATCTCTGATGATCAAAATTTGCTAAAAATGGTCTACTATGTCGATGTTGAAGTGGTGACTGCTCGGCAAAAAATCGCCGCGTATAGAATAGTCGGCTATCATGGGAAGGATGCGTTATCCGACGATGAATAA